ATACACTTCTCTGCGCTTAACCTGTTCTGTGCTGTCTCCATACAAGCGCAAGTGCTCCGCTATCTCCATGAGAGCTTCATCGCGGTGTGAAGAGCTAAGCCACTCATAAAAGGTGCTCTGGTAATTGTCGGTCGCCGACCCCCACGCGTCTTCGAGAATTTTAGCTTCCAATGCCTTGTCGGCCAAAATGTCCTCTAGCTGCACATTCTTCAGCGTGGCTTCACTGTCTGCCCAAGCGTCCAGGTCGTACCACACAGCGTGCTGCGCGACGAACATAAATCCAGGCTCGTAAGAATCTGAAACGTCTAAATCGTCCACGTTGACGCCAAGCGCATTAGCCACATCTTGAATGGCGGCGTCTTTGGTTGCAGCAAGCCGATATACGGCACCACGATAACGGATGCGGTTCATTTGGTTTTACCTGTCAACAGCTCGTGCTTTTTCAGGAGCTTTTCACCACGCGCATTAAAGCGCATTCCGCGGCTACGTTGCACCGCAGCCAAACCATCTTCCCATTGGCCACGGTTAGACTGCTTGTCCTTTTGCAACTGGTCTGCGCCAGAGAGCTTGTTGAGCGCGACGATTTCTGTCGTAAGCGCTTTGGTCAAGCCCTCACCGTTCATCCGATTGCCCAGCCATTGCCGTACCAATGTGTACGTCTGCTCCTGTAGCCGTTGCGGTGGTACGTAACCCAAGCGCATGGCAAGGTAGCCAACCATCTGCACTTGTAGCTTGTCCAAACCATCCTCACGCCAACGCCGGGGAAGCTGCTCTGCTAGCTTGCGCCGAGCCCGCAGCTCTGGATTGGTTTGTCCAATGTCGTGTAGGAGCTTTGCATACCTGCGCTTCGGCAGGCCAAAGAAGGCGCCATCCTGGTCCCAGATGGGAAGGGCCTCCAGGCGGTCCATGACGGACCGTGGTTCGCCCGTCACCACGCGGCTAGGCAACCCCTTGGCCCGGAACCGTGCGCCTTCCAGAGAGGCTCCTGCGCCTTCCTCGCCACCGGCTGGTGCAGCGGGGGCTTCAGGCGCGGTCGGAGCAGCCGGTCCCGCCTCTTCGCCACCACCGGCTTCCTCTTCAGGTGCCAGCTCTTCACCGCCAAAGAGCCCACCGCCCGCTTCTTCCTCACCGCCGAACAAGCCGCCACCTTCCTCGCCACCCGCAGCGGCACCGGTGTAGTTCCCTTCCGCATCGAATCCATACTGCTCGGCAAGCTGCACCAACGCGACACGGTGCTCATAGATTTGCTTGCGCGTTTCGATATCCGATTGGAAAGACTCAAGTGCTTTTTCGAGGTCGTAACCACCCGCTTGCGCCAGCATGTGTGTCGTGACTGGAAGGCCCTTTTCTTCCATACGGTCGAGCAGGTCAAGATAGGTTTCATCCGCAATCGGTTCGATGGGACGATCCCATTCAACCGTTGGAATGAGTAGCTCGTCTTCGGTGTAGTATTTCTTCGCTACACGGATACGATGCGACAGGTGAGCTTCAGTGCGCTTGACGTAGCCATTTTGCCGCGCCAGTGTCATCAGCATCTTTTCGACGACGATTTTGCGCGTAAAGTACGCCCGCAACGCACGCACGCGCTCCAATAACACAGAAACAACGGTATCTAATGAATTCCACGAAGCTTCTCCTGAGAGCAGCGTTTCAGAAATTCCCAATGCGCGCATCTTGGCAGCGCTGAGGAAATCCCACTCATCCGACATTTTCCAGATGGTGTCCTTGCCGCCGCCTAATTCCTGAATGTCTACTTCTGTGCGCGTGAGGATATATCCGCCGATGGGGTCCTCTTCCGCAGCGAATGCCTGGTCGAGCAGCGTTTCCATTTCCCAAGACGTGTAGTCTTCAGGAACCTTCATGTGGCGCAACGGACCCGCACGCCGACGAGCACCAGCAATGGTTGCATCCACCAATGCCTTTTCGTAAATCCAGTAAGGCAAAATGCGGGTGAGATAGCTAGAGCCATAGCGGTCCGTAGCGAACGCCTTCCGCGGCAGGAACATGGTATTTTCCGGAGCCAACGGAATAGACTTTCCAGCCGCCATCATTTTGATCAGCACCGGATCGATATCGCGGCGCTGTGCAATGATGCGCGGATCTTGGCTGGTAGCCCACTGCACGTCTTCGTCGCTAGGCTGCACATCGATGAGCGGCGGCTTGCTCGGGAATGGCGAGACGGTGATTTTAACATGGTCGAGATCGTGGACAATCGTTTCCGTCCAATAGCCACGGCGCTCATCCATCAGCTGATGGAAGACAAATCGACCAAACGTTAGATAGGAGTGCAGCAAATCCGGCATGACGCTTGCGATGCCAGATGCTGAGATGGCGTCATTGTACTCTTGCAGGACATCCGTATCGTCCAAGCCACCGAGCAGAATTTCATTGGAGAACGCCAGGTCGGACCAATATTCCGTCGCCGGGCCAGCGATGGGGTCGAACATAATGATCTGGCGATAGACTTTGTTTTGCGTGGCGGTATCGGTAGGAAGATATTCCTCCGCCAGCGTGGGTGCCTCGGCGCGCTCGTAGAGCGGATTGTACCGCTGCAAGCCAGACCCACCTGCTGGGAATGGAGCATGGGTGCCACCGCTTGAACCGCTGCCACCACCTGTTCCGGCAGCTTGGCGCTTCAGGCGACGGCGCGAACCGCGGCCTTTGCCTACTGCCGCAGTGCGCATGCCTTGCCGCAGTCGGCCGCCGGACATATCGTAGTTGATTTTGAACATCGTCTATTCGTCTTCAGTTGTCTCTTACCACAACGTGGCACGGCAGCTTTGGCAGTACAGCGCGTTCTCGTATTCCGAGAGCTTCACCATAGACATTTGCGTCTTGCAGTTGGGACATACGCCTTTGTTCGCCAGGAACTCTTGGGTATTTCCCTTGGTGCTCGCAGTACGCACTTGGTGGGTAGGCTGCCGGCGCAGCTCGGTGTCAATGATAGCCGCCGCCGTGTCGGTGGTAGCACCAGACATGCGTAGCGTTCCAACAATGCGTTCGATGGCCTTTTGTTCCAACGGCACGTTCATGCTGGCTGCACGCTGACGGACTAGATCATACAGTGTCATGATGTTCTCCTACGACGTGCGCCAATGACGCGCGCTTGCTGCTGTGAAGTGGTGCCGAAATTAGACGTCGTATTGGCACCACGACTGCGGCCATGTCGGCTCGCAAAGCGGGCAACAAATTGTTGGTTAACCGCACCAGCCGGGCGTGCCCGTCGACTTTTCTGCGTAATTTCTTTTTGGTTGGAGCGCAGAAAATGATGCGCCAACACAACCGTACGGAACAAGTCGTCATTGCCGCCATCTGGCTTGAAGACCTGCTTCTTGAATTGATTGACCGTGCACAGCTGCACTTGCAGGTGCGCCTTGGGATGTTGCGCACGAAGCGCCGGATCTTGTATCTTCAGCAATTTACCCGGGTCGATTTCCGGCTTGCTGAACCAGACCTTTGCTGATTGTAGGTCATCCCGAAAAGCTTCAAAGTCTTTCCACGCCAGACTGTAGCGTTGCGCATCCACCTTGTGGTTCATGCGCAGGTCGTTGATGGCGTACGTGGATTCCCAACGGTCATAGGCAACAAAGATGAAGTTGAAGTGCTGGCATAGCTTCAGGACCACCTCATTATAGCACCAAGCCAGGTCAATGTGGTGGCCTTTCCAAGGGCAAACTTCAATCAGCGATTCGACCAGCAGCGCATCCCGGTCTACCAAGTACCGTGACATGCAGACAGCAAATGCGTTCTTCTTTTCGCCGTTGTCCACCGTCAGAATTCGCGGCGTCGAACGGTCGGAATGAATGTTGGTCAGCCGCGGTTGCAGCATCACCCGACCACCGGCTGGATCTTCGCCAATGCTGATGTCGTACTCAAATGGTACTACTGCATTAGGCGGCGCCTCATACGTGACACTGCTAAGGATCTCAAATCCATCATCTCGGAAAAATGGGCTTGCTGCCTTTGGAGGAATCGCTGCGTAGTCGCGCTGTACTGTATCCGGATCAAACTGCTCTTCTAGCGAGCGGCGCGTCCATTTCGGATTCACATCCCACGTAGCATGGTGGGAGAAGAACATCCGTGGGCGCTGCGGAGCCGCGGCACCGAGCTGCATGATAGGGTCGTTGATGCTGGACGGGCTAGACACGTTGAACATGTACGCGTCGATAGCATCGTAGTCATCGAGATGGTTGCGCCGCCAGTCCGCTGCTTCCTGCAACGTAGAGAGGCTGTTGCGCAACGCTGCGTAGACTTGCTCACCAGAGCGCACCCCACGGCCACCACCGTCGGCCTTGACGTTGTACCAACCGTATTCGTCAATGGTGGCGAAGAAGCGCGTACCACCGCGCAGCGTCTGCGCATTCGACGCCGACATGTGAATAGCGAGGCGCTTACCCACAAAGGCCAAGAAGGTCTGCTGCTCACGATAGAGCTGCACACCGAATTTCTTTTCGCGGTCTTTCGTATGTTGCAGATATTCCCTGAACCAGGGACTCTCGTGATACACGTAGGTGAACGGTTCCCACATGTAAATCTTGACCTGGTCGAGCTTCGGTGCAACGAACGTAGCCTCGAACACTTTATTGGATGGTTCGTCGAAATACCGGTTGATGTTGGGCAGCGCTAAGTAGCGGTGCAAAATGTAGGTAAATGCCGAGGAGGCGGTCACCATCGACTTACCCGACCTCTGTCCCCAAACGCCAACAAATTCGTTGGGAGGCACAGGTCGAGGGTCGACATCTTCGTCCAGATTGGTGTGGCGCCGGTAGCTGGGATCGGTCATCCACTCCGACAGAATTTCTGTCCGATTTTGCTTGCACTTTGGGCACACGCCATGACGCAGCAGAACAAATCGATCATAGAGATCATCCAGGCTGGCATCAACCGGCACGTCGAAAATGTAGTCAAGGTCAGAGCAGCTATAACAGCAATCGCGGAAGAAGTGCACCAGCACCTCGAACTGCCGTGGAAAAAGACGAATGTCGCCACCTAGCATGTCGTTGCTGTGACACCAATGGATGATGTTATCGGCCACAGGGAACGGCTGCTCAGTGAAGACCGCCGGGTCGAGGTCAGCAGCGATGGCTTGCTGGATTAACTCAACGGGATTTGGAAGACTGAGTTCGTCGTCGCGAGGCGCAGGTGGACTGTTGGTATCCCAAACAGTCGTTGATGGTTTCCGCGATTTTTTCTTCGCGGAAATGGCGGCCTTCTTTGTCATTTGACGATAATGTAGGTCCCAAGACGTTCTAGCTGCTCAAGCTGCGTTTGGCGCACCTTGGCGGCTTCTAGTGTTTCTTTCAACCCCTCTCTCAATCTAATAAGGCTGTCTTTGGAACGTACTTGCGGCTTTTCCGCTTGTGCGCCAAGCTGCTCAGCATAGAGCTTCTCAATGGCGTGCTTACGTTGGTTGGCCAACTGTAATGTATGCTTCAGTGTGGCAAGGCAACGTTGCACATAGCGCTCTGGTCGTACTGGTCGCTTATCCCGGTCTTCCTTGTCTTCCTGGATACTAGGGAAGATAGGGATCCAAGGATCCGTGATGGCTGTCTTCATTGCTTCCGCAGCCTCTCCAGCATGTCAGTTTGCTGCTGAATGGTATCACGCAGGAGCTGTACGATATGGTCGAAAGCGTCGATGTCACGTCGGTATTGTTGGATCGTGACAAACTCTTTGAACATATCTCGACCATTGTCTTTTAGGCCGTCAATTTGTGCGCGCAGCTGATCAATGGACGCACGGTCAGCAGCATCGCCGCAGCGCCGGCTCAGCGATTCCAGCTTTTCCTTTAGACTGCCGATTTCCGCCTGTACCAGCACAATGGTGTTCTCTGTCTTTTGCTGCGCATCCTTTAGCTTTTCCCAATCCTTAGCGCGCTTTGACAGCGAGTTGAGGATGAATGGCACAGCGATGGCAGCCAGCACGCCAACCACGACACCAATGGTGTTGACAATGGTTGTAGGATCCGTTGATGCGAAAATCAGGTCAATCAAGGTCAAGCTCGTGGCCCGTGACCATCTCCACGAAGGTGATGAGGTGCCCTCGGGCTTCTTCAGACACCACTGGGCTGCTGGCCAGCGCTGGTGCCAAAGCGGTTAGGAAGTCCAGGTCGCCATCATCGGCCGCGCTGGGATTTCCAAGCTCTTCACCGATTAAGGATAAGTCAGCGAGAAGGTGCTTCACCATGGCACCGAAAGCTGCCGGAACACTACCCAGACCATCCTCAACCACTTCGCCATTGCGCAGCACAGACCACTCTGTGCCGTGCGTGGTAGCGACCGCATAGGTGACATTGCCTACCGTGGTGGTGAAACTGTAGGGGTCCACAGAGTCGTCAGGAGGCACGTCTGCCGTGGTGGGCTCTTTGCCTTCCTGCCAACGCGCCTTGACCTGCGTCTCGTGGGTAAAGACGTTGTCCTCGTCCTGCGTTGAAAAGTCCCATGCGATAGGATATTGCATGAGGACTTCTTCCGTAAGGCGGTCTACGATGGGCTCAACGTCCATCGGTTCGCCGTCGGGCTTTCCATCCGCGCGGTCGTACCAAATCAGTGTTAATCCAGCCGTCTGTTGATCGGCGGACTCACGGATTTCTTCGGTTTTAACGTATTCTTCGGGGACTTCGAGCCGGATGCGGTCTTGAAGCTCGCGCAGTGGCTCGATAAGCGACTTGGGCGCCCCGATGTCTTGGGCAAACGTGTACATAACGCTCCTCTACAGGAAGCTAGCTCCTATAGAGTAACGTCCGCGCCCGTTTAGGCTACCTTGAGGGATTAACGGCTGGCTTGGCGGGAAGTAGAGCGGCGGTACAGACGGGGAATATCGGTCACTTTCCAGCGGTGGTAAAAGTACCGGCACTGGTCAATGCGAGTACGATTTTTACGCATCACCACCGGAGATTTCTGGTGCACTGCGCCGTACTTGAAGCAAAGGACCTTTTTCCAGTATATGGCCCGAGCCACACATTTCCAACGCCGGCTGGCGTAGTAGGGCCGCTTGCACCGTTGGATGGTCCGGTACATTGGCCCCTGGTTGTAGCGGTTGAGCACGCAGCGCCAATGCTGGTTGTCGTTGTGGATCTTTTTGCACCAGTCAATGTGGTGTGCAATTTCCTTGGCGCTTTTCAGGAACGACATCGTGAAGTCGTGCTGAAGTCGCCGGCAGAGCGGCACGACGTACTTCCAATATCCATACACATGGTGCTGTGTGATACCGCAGTCACCCGTGCAGAACTGCTTTTTGTGCCACGGTGTGCTGCCTTGGCATTGAGCCGACAACATGATGAGCGGGCGAAAATCAGACTCCATGCGACCAATGGCCAGCATCAAGAATGGATCAACACCGGTCTTTTTGTACGCCGCATAGGCTGCCTTGGCCAAGCGGATCTTGTACGAGGTCGTCATCGGTAGACCGCGGTCACGAATCGACTCAGCGCCAACGGCCAAGCGCAGCAGCATGACCTGCGCTTTACCATTCTTGCCTTTCAACATTTGGCTACGGAACAGTGCGCGGTCCTTTGCGTCATAACGACGCAGAAGCTGCTTCACCTGCGCTGCTTGCGGAGACTCGATGACGACGCGCGGCTCCACCGATGTGGAATTTACCGAGGGTGAATTCGGCGGTGTGGCCAATAACGTCATAAGAAAGATGGACACGAACATGGAAAACCTCTTCAGGACAAAATCGTCCCAGCTTGGTGAGGCCGAAACCCCACGGCGGCGCGTAACTTATCTCAAATTGTCGGGAGGCGCCAGAAGTTTCTGAAGAAAGGAATTAGGTGGGCTACTCTAGGTTGGCGTGCTAACTGACTTCAGCGAGCCAACTTGCGCTTAGTGCGCTGGGCACCTAGCAGTGATATTTTCTCCTCAATTCACCGATGGCCGCTTTGGCTTGGCCTTTGCTTTGCTGCCGAAGTCTTCTTCGAGAATGCCCTTCAGCTTGCTGATAAGATCACGCGTTTTAGCGTCGTAGCGTTCTGCCATACGCGAGGTCAAACTCTTCGTCGCCCGGTCCACACGTGCTGCGTTTTCCGCGCCAACGAAGCCAAGAATATCTGTGCGCGTACGGCGCACTTCCTCAATAGTGATGGTAGCGAACTCGCGAACCAACGGTTCCAGGATCTGCTCGGTGATCTTCTGAAGGAGAACCGTAGACGGCTGGAGCTTATCCAGGGTGGCGATGGTCTCGCGAATTTCCTTGGCCAACTTGATGAAGTGGCCCATCGCGTACGGGTTGTCTTCTGGGTCGTAGGACTGCCGCATTTCCTTGGCGGTGGTGTCCAGAACTTGCAGCAGGTGCGTCAACATTTCATGACCGGACTTGGGCGGCTTTTTAACGCACTTCTTGACGTGCGTTGCCACGTACTTCGCATCGACGGAGTACGTATTTGCCAGCTGGACGATGGTTGAATCGCCCCTCTGGATTTCCTTATCGAGCTGCTCTACCAACTTCAGCGGGAGCAAGCGTCCACAGAGTCTACAAGCCATCAGCGCACCGTGTAATTGATGTCAACGTCAAAATCCACAAAGTCAATACGCTCCTCACGCGGCGAAATCTTCACCTGTGCAATGTCTTGGCCATCACTCCATTGCAGGTCTTTCAAACGCGGAGTTCCGATTCCGTAATCATACACATAGAGGTCGCGAAGTAGACCCGAGATGCTTTTTCGTACTTCATCTGGAACCGATATGTCTAGTAAGGCGCGCTGTGCTTGCTTGTCTGACAGCTTCTCTAGCGCCCGCGATAGCACACGACGCTGCTTGCCAAGAAGGCGGGCAAGCGTTTGCCCCGATATTGAAAACGACACCGTACACATCGAGTACAGGTCACTGAGGACGTCGTCTTCAGAAGGCTCTGGCTCTTGGTCAACCGCGAAGTCCGCTTCGGTTACGGAGATGTCCGCTGTACTGTAGCTGCGTCGCATGTGCTTACCGTTGTTGTGGGCGCAGCCGACCAAAATTCTGGCTGCTGGCAGTGCGTGGCGTAGCAGTGGTGGCGTTGACCAGCGTGCCAAATGTTGGTGGCACCATATCGCGGTCCTCGAAGTCGTCGAGTGTAGCCGGCCGAAGTCCCAGCTGCGATACGTGCTTGGCTTCGGCTTCGATTTGGTAGGGCATGCCGTCGTCGGGGTCGATCATTTCCAGCAAAAAGGACTGGACCTCACGCTCACCACCCTGGTCGTCGGCCACCTTGGTCAGCTGCTGTCGGCGCACCAGCACCAGTGGGTAGATGTCCTCCGCGTTCTCGGCGAAGTACCACTTGCCCTCGTCCAGCGCGAGCTTGAATGCCCGAACACGCCGTGGCGGCTTGGCCAACGGCAGGTCCTTCTCGCCCTGAAGAGCTTCAATGGTGCAGCCGCACTCGGTGATGGCCTCTTCGATGGCTGGCATGGAGGATGCCCTCACATCGTCCAGGACAGCCCTGTAGGCGCTCGTAGCGAACAGGGGATACCCCAGGTGCTCCAGGCGCCGTCCAGCCCGCCGTAGGGCCTTCTGAGAGCCTCCTAGGACGATAGATGCCCAACCGGGCTCAGTAAGCGTGGAAGCCATTGTAATCATTCACCCTTACCCTGGTAGTAGCGCCGGTACAGCCGATACACGATCTCTTTGCGCCGAGAGGTCGTGTTGATGTAGCGACTCTTGTCCAAGATCAGCACGATAGCATCAAAGACGACATCAACGGCATGCTCATAGCCGCCTTCTGCCATCAACAGCTGGTGCATGGACGACTCAAAGCGTGCCCAGAGATGTGCCGCTGCCGAGCCGATCTTGCGGTAGGTGACACCCTTGTGCTGGATCGTTTTCGGGTTGTTGGTGGCCGCCATCCTCATCTCCTGCTCCTGCTTCTCTGCCAGCAGCCTTTGCGATTGTTCGTACTGTTGCTGCAACGTCTCTAGCAAATCATCGTAGCGGAACTTATGCAGGACAGCTTTTACTTGCCTATCTGGTAGCGTGCCTGCTTCAACGACTTGGGTGGGCAAGTCGTCATTCCCAGTTTCGTACAACTCGTGCTCGAATTCTTCAAGCGCTTTCCACACCGAGGCATCGGCATCACGAAGGCCCTTCTGCACATTGTTATCCAGAGCCCCGACCTTCATTTGAAGCGCTTCGATGAGCTTCAGCTGGTGCTCAGGGCGCATGGCGTTGAACGCTTCCGTTGCAACGGTCCATTTTTCTGGATAGGGATCGAGTGTGCGCTTGGCCTTGTAGAGCTGCCAATTTATTTGGCGTAGCAGCGCACCGGGTTGAAGCAGCTCGCTTTCGCTGGTGTTGCGCTCACCAAACCACTGCTGGCCGAAAATATCGTAAATTGGTCCAAAGTGCCGAGCAATAACATCCGGTGGACGTTGAGCCGACACAAGCCAGAAATTGACACGATGTTCGGATGGCAGCAGCTTACGCCCGGAGGCTATGCGCGCATCGTCTCGGTAGCCAGGAAGGTTGTCGTCGGGGACACGCACCAGTACATCCAACTCGGATTCTGGATCCCAGTAGTGGCCCACCAGCGCGCCGACCAAGTAGACACCTTCCGCGGTTGGAAAGCGTGTGCGTACTTGTTCGTCAAGCTGGGATTGGGTTCTGGACGTAAGTGTGCGCTCATCCGCACCCCACACATACGGATCGAGCCACCTACGATGGTAGTCCCAAATCGACATGCCCGACCCTTATGGAGATTAGGTTGGCGCGGCGAGGGCGAGGTCGATCCACTGCGTACCGTCAGACAGGTTCAATGCAGAGTCATCCGAGTTGTAGAACGTGTACCCAATCGGCACAGACGTTGCCACAGGTCGCGTCGCGTCGGTGAAGACCGGGTAGCCTGAGAAGTTGGTGGTCTCGACTGTCCGCAGGCTGAGCACGTCCGCCGACGTCAGCACAACGCCATTGTACGACACGCTGAGGACACCAGCGTCGATGAGCGCTGCCAGGCCATTCACGGCGCCAGGAACGTTGGTGTAGTCATCCAGCGGCGCGTTGACCGAGCTGCTCTTCGGGATGGCGCCAGTGAGCACGCAAACCCGCTGTCCCGTCAAGTTGGTCAGCAGCAGCTGAGATGTGCCCTTGTTGAGAGTGCGATAACCCATTGTGTTCTCCTTCGTTGAGGCCGGGCATCCCGGCGAACCCTATAGCTTAACCTACGCCCAGCACCTTATCGGCGATTTCACGCCCATGCTGGATACGTTTTTCGTTGAGTTCATGGCTGAAATCTGCGCTGTCCCACAGCTCGATTTCCGGCTGAAAAAGTCGCACATTAATGTGGCGTTTTCCGGCCATCGCTGGATCGCCAAGCGCGATGCGCGCATTGATGTGCTCCACCATTTTTAGGTCGAAGTACACATCGCGAATGAAAATTTCCGAGATGGCCAAACCAACAATGCGGAGCCCATAATTCACCAGATTTATTTTGGTACCAAACCAGTTGTCGTGCGGGTCATGCCCTGCAATCTGCCTGGGGTCCCGAGTCACTACAACGTCAATATCGTCACATCCCGCGTCGATGGCGCTCTTAAACGGTGTGATGGTGCGCACGCCACCGTCAGCCCAGAGGTCACCTTGGATCTCGATGGGCTCATAATCTGGAGGTGCCGCCGCAGACGCGTACACCCAGCGCCAGAATTCTTCTTTTGGCACTTCAGCGGGGCCGACTTCGCGATACGCACCCGTGCCGTACGACACTACGCCAACCACAAAATTTCTTCCAGAAGCCACAATGGCATCATAGTCCAGATGCTTCTGGATCAGCTTTCGTAGCGGTGCAGCATTCCAAAGCCCTGTCTTCCACGGAAGCGAAAGGTACTTTCCAAATGGCCAGCGTTTGTAAATGTCGGAATTTTTGCGTACGTCGGTATTCCAGACAGCCAGCGCCTTGTCGACACCTTGGCGTAAATTACCAGGAGGACTGGTGGCTATGATGGAACCAACCAAAGCGCCGGCGCTTACGCCAAAAATGCGACCGTAGTCATAGCCAGCCGCAGCCAAGCGCTCCACCACACCGATATGGAAAGCTCCACGTGCACCCCCACCGCTGAGTACCAGAGTGCGCATTAAATGTACTCAACTGCGGTTTTGCGGAACAAGAACAGGTAGCCTTTTAGGCTTCCAGACCCGCCACTTACCTTTACCACTTCAAGGCGCAATTTCCAATTCGGGTGGATAAATTCCGTTCCTTCAGGGTTAAAGGTGAAGCAACCTTGTGGATGCCCTAGAGCGATATTTTGAATGAATTTTACCTTGATGGTAGGTGCCAGCCCAAACGCAAACAGGTGATAGTGACCAGCGCCAAATGTAGGCGCTGGAGTAATAGCACCCGTTTTCCTGTCTACGTTCCAATAGCCATCGACGTTGTCAGCAGGAATGGGTACCGCATTGGAAAGGTTGACGTCAGCAGTTCCGTCACCGCTGGCGGGAACAAGAATGCTAAACCCACCAGCATCAACAATGTTGCAATTGCCTTGTGTGAGCACATTTGGAACAGTGACGGTCGTACCCAAAACAGCGTAGAAGTGAAACTTGTCTGCTTGGCTCCAGTTGGAATCCGTATACAGTGCACCAGCTCGCATTTCAATAGGCTCAAAGAACTGAAGATCAACAGAAGCAGTGCCAGCGCCAGACATGCTGATGGCCAAGTCTTGGCCTTCTCCGATGCCCGCCGGCGCTAGTGCAAGGTTGTCACCAGCTCCCGTCCACATTGTCATGTAGCCGCCGGAAGGCACAGACGATGGCAAAACAATCTGCCGCCCATCCCAGTAGCGCAGTGTATTATCGACTTCTACTTTGGAGACTTTTTCTGTACCTTTTCCTGTATGCGCGGCACAGACAGCATCGAGAGCAGTTTCTTCAGGCGTAGACAGCGCCGCCTTCATCCAAATATCAACCACGTCACCAGCTGAATTTATGTGGTCAACAGCGATGGTGATCGTCGCATTGGCATGGATTTCGTCGGTCAACGCACCGCCGTTGATACTTGTGCCAATCAACCCAGTGAAGTGTGTGGCGATGGAGCGTGTGTATTTAACAGCCATCAGCTACCCTCTAAGCCACACGCCATAGCGATAGGCGAGCATCGTAAATTACCGCACTTCCTGCACCAGAAGATTTACGATAGGACATGTCAAGTGTATGAACGCCAGTTGCTAAAGTAATCACGTCATAAGACGTATCAGGGAAAAATACTGTCGTGCTACCTGTAGCGATGGTAGAGGTGTGCAATGTAGTGGTGCCGTCGACTTGGATTTGCACTTCAGTGATGGTATTTCCCGATGTACCACCAATGAGGCTACCGAAGAAAATCATGTAGTCGCCATCGGTAATGTCCGCAGTAAGCAACAGCTTTTGCTGGAAGACATCACTAGTCGTTGTCGACATCGAGTCATCTTTTACGGAGTAATATTGAAGTGGAAATGCGCCGTCAAAGTTCAGTGTTTCGCTGCCAGCTGGAACGATAGCTCCAGCCGGACCATCAATGCGTTCCAACTCACCGGCTGTAAAGGCAGCCGCCAAATCGGCGCTTTTTGTAAGTGCATCTGTGGTAAAATGGTTGTTTAGATCCATTTCAGATGACGCAGCAACCACTTGCCCCAGATCATCTACGCGAAAATTGCTTGCGATGGATCGTCGTACCCAGAAAGCCATCAGCTTCTCCACGCAATCCAAAGTGCAACGATGGTTTCCAACGAACCGATTCCAGCAGCATCCGCTTCTACCCAGATACTAGAACCTGCCGCTAAGTCAATATCGGTGGTGTTCTCAGAAAATACTGAAGCCGCTAACGCAAAGCTGCGTACGGAAACACCATTAACAAGGATGTAGAAGATTTTCGCCGGTTCTCCACCAGTGGAACGCGCGGCAATCCGCTTGATAGTTGCGTTGTACGGAATTAGTACGCCAGTTCCTGTACCCGCCGTTGAAATGCCATAACTTAGCAACGTGTTGCCATCAGCATTGTCACGACCCCAAGCAAGCACATATTCCGAGGTGCTAAGCCATTTTGTGCGGCTGGCGTCGTACGCCATCAAGAAGTTCGACCCGGCAGCCGTATTGAACCACAAGTGGCCTGCGGCAGGACTTCCAGGAGCTACAGCGCCAGCCGTAATGGCGTGGACATGATCCGCTCGCGCTAGACTGATGGATGTTCCTTCAGCGTTGGCCGACCCAATGGCTACCGGCACCGCCGTGGCAATGTCGTGCTTATGGTCAGAGCGTGCAACTTCGTCCACAATTCCAGCACTGGCGGGATTGGTGTCCACATCGGCAGGCGCTGTGAAGGTGAACGGAATTTGTGCAGTAGGAACTTGCCCCAGACCATCTAGGCTGGCGTATCCACCAACAGCGGCTTTCTCACTACGAAGCTGATATTGAGGATGATCGTCATCAGCCAAGCCGCTCAACAACCCGTGGTCTGTGATTGCGGTGGATCCGGTAGCTAGCTGACCAATTCTTGGGCGCTGGTCAACGATCGATGCAATATCCGTTGCACCTTGCTCGACTACAATCCCAGCAATACGCAGTGCGTCATCGTTAAGAATCGCAGCAGACGCCGGATTGTTTCCTTGCTCGGCCGCTACCTGCGTGAGAAAGACCTCTTGCCCATATACGATGTGATATTCTGTGCCACCAGCATGCGTAGTGAGGTACAGCAGGTCCTTTTTGAATTCACCAGGAGCTAGCGCTGCCAACGTTCCAGAGCCATCATCGTAAAAGTCGGGATCTATGGCAGTTTGCCCAACAACGTAGGTCCAGCCGCCCAATCCATCATGATACCAGTACACGAAAGTAATTGCCGCAGTTGCGGAAGCCGTGCGCTTATTATCGTAGATGTAATAGGCTCCGGAATCCACGTTCAGCTGCAATGAGGGGGACCCAGCTTTGCTTGCAGCCGTACCAGCTACGCTGATTGGACCGATGACCTCTTGGGAATATACATGGTTATGTGGAATATGCTGAGTAATATCCACATAGTGCTCTGAAATGAAAACTATACTTGCGGCTGCGGTTACAACTTCACCCAGAACGATAGCGTCCTCGTGGTTAACCGTGCCTTCTGGTGCACTGAGAACGGTGCCATTGAAATCAACGTAAACTTCTAAGTCATCTTCATTCGCAGGAAGCGAAATGGTATCACCGGGCCACTGCACAAACACGATGCCAGTGCCGGTGTTGACAAATCCAGTACCTGCCGAAACGCTCAAATCCAGTCCGCCAGCACGATTTAGAAGGCCGCCAGAGACTCTACCTGTGTTCGCCGTGGTGCGTGTTAGCGTTGCTTGTGGAACCGACTGCGATTGTGTTCCTAGCCACAGTTCGCCGAATACAACCATGCCTTCTTCTGATGGCGTCAGATCAGTAAATGCAGCAGCAAAAGTGGCGCCTGCGACAACGCTGACTTTGTTCTTATCCAAGGTACCAGTGAACAGAACATCGGCGGTAGCAGAGAGGATTTCCAAATCGGTTGTGAATCCGGGTCGCACCAAGGCATTTTGGATTCGCAAAACAGTGGCTCCAGCAGCTCCAACATGAATTGCGGTAGACCCGCTTGTGAATTCACAAGTCGATATAGTTATATCGCAGCCGTTAGTTGCGCTTAAGGCATACGTCATACCTGTGGCGCCAAAGCGTGAGTCGTTTACCGTGACAACAACGTTGGCCCCATCAGCTACTATACCGTTGGACAATGTAGCTGGAATGGGAGAGTACAACACGCATGTGGATACGCTGACAATGCCAAATCCACTTACCTGTAGAAATGTTCCGAGCGAAGAGCCAACGTATTCAAACCCGCACAAATCCATGTTGACCACGCTTATCGCCAGCGCAGGATCAACAAGGAATCCGATGTCACCGCGTTGTACTGTTACACGAGATAGCGTAAATGGGGCAGCGACTGGAGTGTCGTGGTGAACAGAAGCAAACCCTATTCCTGTTGGGCCTAATAGACCAACATTTGACAAGTGGCTAAATGGTGCACCGGTGATAAAGTGCGCATTCAAATCAGTGGTACGCAACACCACTGCTGATGAAGACAATCCTGATTCCGCTTCACCGACGACAGACACGTACGATTTCATCGTAAATGGGTCTTCGTCATACACACCAGGGAAAACCTGCACTACGTATGGTTTAGCGGCAGAAGCGTCAACGATGAAGTCGACAGCATCCTTTACACTGGTGAAGTCTGCGTTGGCTTTTCCTACCGTGATGGTCTCAGCAATATTTCCAACCGTTGTCGGATGCCATGCCGCCCCATCCCACTGATAGATCGTGTGCTCTACAGTGTGCCAGAAAATGTCACCAGTGTTTGGCGCTCCTGGAAGTGCCGCACCACTGGGAATAATCAGTGAATCTACGACCGATAGATTTTCGGTCAGCAGGCGGTCTGGCGAGCCTATTTCTTGATAGCCACGACCAGAGTCATCTATCGATGTCGCTCTACGATCTGCCATTTACGGCCCTGATACCTTGATTGGCGGAGCGGGATGCAGAATGATAGTCACCCGACCGGTAGTAGCGTACAACGTCGCATTTTCAACTTCGCCGACTAGTGTGTAGTAATGGCCGGACCCACTTATTGGGCGGGTATTCCGGAATTTTCCCGGAGTAATCCAGCTAAGCACTGCTGGATCTCCTGCAACTACACCCAGCCCAGCGTCAAACAATACTTCGACAATTCCGCCGACTACAATTTGACCCGCCGTTCCGGCATAGACACCAGCAAACGTTGACGTCAAAAAAGACCCTGCCAAATGGTCGGCATTGGTCGGCATAAATGTGCTGTTTCCAGACACGTAAGCTGCATAGCCAGCCGTCATCGCAGTCGTGTCTTTGCCGATGATGATGACCTGCTCAAGGTCATTGAACTGCGTCAAGTCGTCGAGGTTAATGACGACAATGGTACCAGACGCAATACGGCTGTACACTACCTCGGTATTGATCACATCGTCGTAGGCGACGAACTGGAAGACTTTATCCTCGCGCGGCTGAAGCGTGCCGTTCACTGGACTGCCTAGCCGCAAGACGTACGTCGTCAGATTTCGGATAAGTACAGCCATTAGTATAGTGTCGAGGGCACCTGGACCACGTAGGTCGGTGGCTCGGGTGTAGTGTCACCGACGCCAACCTCGTCGCCGCTCATAGCCTTCATCTTGGTGACGTTCAGGCGGCACAGCTCGGTGTTGGCGTCGTAGAGGTCCGGATCCTCCCCCGGATTGGCCCGGAAATAGCCCTTCGCTGCGTCGGAACCAGGGCGGACTACCTGGCATGACCCATAGCCTGACGAAGGCAGCAGAGCGGCTCCTGTGGGCCATGAGGAGAAGAACACTTCCATGGCGGCGTTTAGCGCACCTTGTAGGTCTGACGCCCACACTAGTTGGCTAAACCAAAAGGTCCGGCTGCGGGCAATCTTGCCCTCGTACTGAGGTTGGCCGGTGAAGCCTACCTGCCAGGCAGCGAGCCCTTCCTGGGGCCATGTGCGAACCCCGTGTGTCATCCTTCGTACTTCCGCAAAATGTCTTGTATGGACGACTTGAACTCGCTTACGCGGCCAAGTAGCAAGTCCGTCAAGTTGATTTCGTGGTTGTATTTGTTGGATTTGAACACACCGGTTAGCGTGTGGATGTCGCCAGGATTAAGCTGCCGACGTTCGGCGAGCGCATCCAAGTAAGCAGCGCTCAATCGATAGCTCTCGGTCACCGAGCCCGTACCATGATCACTAGCTGCTATAGACTTGCAGAGGTCGTCTAGCGCTTCGCCTAGACCGTCGGCTTTAGGCACAGGCACAATGGCATAACCGAAATATTCTGTGTATGGGTCTTGGCGCAGCTTGAAAAACACACCGCCATCGTTGGCTCGAAGCAGACTCTGGATCTTGCGATTCGGGCTGCTGGATGGCTTGTCGGTAGACCACCAGCATCCGACGAAGACCATGCCTTCAAACTTCAAGCCACGATGCAGCGGCTTTTCCTTGCCCTTGTACGAGTGGCGCTCCAATCGAACGTCGCCCGTGTCTTTGTCCTTTTTCCAGCGAAAGCCTGGAGGAGGATTATCCTCAATTTCACGGATCAGCTCGGTCACTACATCGCCTACCAGCATGCCAGTTGTAGCCAGCATGCGGCAGACTTGGAGCTTCAGTTCTTCAGGAATGTAGGGGTGCTCTGCTTGGCGCACCGGAACGTTGCAGCTTAAATTTTCAAGCCACTCGATGACCCTTTCCCGTGCCAAGCCTAGCTTGTATATCCACGGAAAAATCATCGTCGCCAGGACGTGCGCAATATCGCGCGTCCCGGCTTCCCGGTACACTGCTCCGGCGTATCGAATACGTAGCATGTCCCGACCTCCGCCGGGCAGCTACTTTAGGCCGGTGCCCTTGAGTGTAACAAGCTTGCGTGCGAAGTCAGGGTCACCGTACATCTTGGTATAGATGTTGATGAACTCCTGCGTAGACTCCTGGGCGACGCGCGGCGACTTATCGGTGATGTCGACGACGTTACCCTTGTGCACCTGGAGCACTTCACCATTGGCGCGCACACGCAGAGTATCGGCGCCGACGAACTCCACCTCACCGAACTGTCGGTAGCCGTCACGGATGAAGGTGATACGATCACCAACATCGTAGCTCAGCATCCCAGCCTGGTGCAGGTGTGCAAACCGCGGACGATGGTGCGCCGTTCCCTTGCGGATTTTGCGCTGCCGGTTTTCCAAAATGGCAGCGATGTCATCCCGAGCAACGCGCACCAGGAACTTGTTGCCATTTTCATCCGCCATCGCTTCCCAGATGCGATTGCTCTCATCGGCAAAGCGCTGCGTACCATTGCTCGCCGTGTGCACGGGGATCATGTGCCGCGCATGGCTGATAGGTGCCAGCTCTGGCTGCTGCACAACAATACCGCTGACAGCGTCAATTTCGCTACCAGTGGACTTTTCATGCAGCCGCACGCTCTCCAACGCCAGGCGGAGCTGACCCTCAAAGGTGCTGGTGACCCACTGGTCAACCTGACTACCCTTCGGGCGGCCAAACTGTGCGTTGAACCCGATCAGAACCTTCGCAGAGTGGTCATCCACCACGTCCCAGTCCGACAGATAAAAGTCGGGACGTCCCGACCGAGTGCTGGCCACTCGCTCGTTGATTCGGCGGGTGAGCTTGTCCGAGATGGTCTTCAGCAAGTCCGACATTTTCTTGCGTCTCCTTATAGGTTTTACGCACTCCAGTTCCATGCGGAGTGCCGCAGTACCCCATAAGGTTAACTACAAAAATGGTCGGACTACTCGCGAAGCGGTACGGAATGTCGACTACACAGCTTCTTAAATTCGGACTGCGATACGCCTACCGCGTTGGCCATGGCAGCAACCGCCGAAAAGCGCTCGGCGCACATCGTCAGCAAGCGTTTGATGGAAAGGTGGAATTCTTCTTCAAGGCGAATGTCGATAGGAGGCTTTTTATCGCGACATTGCTTACTACAGTAAGATATCGTGTCCTTTTTCAGGTAGGGCTTTTCAAACGAGCGCTCACAGACGGCGCAGACATTGGCGCTGGGAATGCGTGTAACGAGGTCTGTGTCTACTTCCTTGAGAATTTCCTCTTGCAGCGCACCTTTTCGCAGATTTGCCAACGTACGCGTCAGCATCGAGCGCACCGCTGTAGGTGACATACCCAGCAAAATGGACAAGTCGTGATTTGTTAGTATTGGCCCCTGGCGACCTTCGTAGCGCATATTGCGCGCCAGGTAGTGCAAGATGCAGTTGCGCGCCCAAGGATGGTCTGTGTGGAACGCACAGCTCCGCACGGCACAGGGCTGATGTATTGCAATGTTATCCAGCTCTGGGCAGTAGAACGGCGGCTCGTGGTCAATGGTGCGCGGCTCGTCGTAGAGCTGCTCCATGTTTCCCGAGAAAATGTGCTCGACGTATTCGATGACACTGTCGGCCGTCATAGGACCGACAGTGTCCTCCAGAATTTTCAAATTAGCGGGGTATTGATGACAAGGCCAAGATGCCTTGCCCGCGCAGAGGTTGAGTCGGCTTTTCGTGATGCCGATGTCGAGCAGGAGCTGCCCCGCACGATGGCACACCTTGTACATTGGGCAGGACGGATTAAGGTCCTTTTTGGCAATCCGGCCTGTCATCCAACGTCACGCGATCACTCGACTTCCCAAGAATCGGAACCGTCATCGGTATCGGCTGACGCAAAGTCTAGATCGTCATCGTCTTCCATTGCGTGCAGCTTTAGCTGAGAAGACTTCTTGGACTTCTTCTTGTCCTTCTTGCTCTTCTTCGCCTTCTTGTCCTTCTTCGGGCGCCCACGCTTCTTGGGAGCCTCCTCCGTTTCGGCCTCGACGTCCTTGTCCTTCTTCGGGCGCCCGCGCTTCTTAGCAGGAGGAGCCTCGTCAGCCTCGGCGTCCTTGTTCTTCTTCGGACGCCCACGCTTCTTGGGAGCCTCGTCAGCCTCGGCGTCCTTGTTCTTCTTCGGGCGCCCGCGCTTCTTGGGAGCCTCTTCCGTGGTCTCAGACTTCCTCGGGCGCCCGCGCTTCTTGGGAGCCTCTTCGGCCGCAGCAGCAGCCTTCGGAGGACGTCCACGGCGCTTCTGTGGCGCTGGCGCTGTATCGGCACTCTCCGTCGCTGGAGCGGCAAGTGGCTCCACCTTGTCGATGCTCTGCACATCTGCGGTAGGAATGTACCGCGTGATGCGCTGATGCAGTGCTGGGCGGCCTCGCCCCTGCTTCACTACAACATCGAATTGGACCTGCACGAAGCTGCTATCCATTCCGAGAAGCAAGCCATCGACGTTTGCCTTCTTACCTTTGAGGGTTACGCTTACCTGTTCGGCCTTCTTTGGCATTTTGCCTCCTATCGTCTGCCGACTGTCTGTCTATGTGAGGTCTTCACGTAGTCGAATGAATCGGTTAAATCGTCCAATCGCAACTTCTGTCTTATCACCTTGAACGCGAAAGTCAACCTTCATCCCAACGATGTCTTTGCGTTTTTGCCAGTACGTCATACGCTGGTCGTTATCCGACGCATGAGCAAACCCCCCACCAACATGAAATTGGCGCCCTTTGTACTTCACCACAAAGTAGCCGAGGCGCTCACCATAACGGTACGAGCAATGCCCCTTCCGATGCGTAGAAATCCGGCGGTCCGTCGCATCACTAATAGCTTCACGTAGTTCGGCGCTAAGTGCCCGCGGCCGATCTACAGAACAATGCAAGTACGAACCATCGTCTTCGACAGATCCCCACTCCTCCATGATGGCACGTACCTTCTTGACGTCTGCCTTGGAGGCACCCGCGTGCTTGCCCTTACCCGCCACCGCATCAACGATGGTACCGGTCACATCATCCTCTGGCTTCAACTTCAGGCACAGGTCGGTACGCTTGAACACATGTGGTGCCTTGGGGTCTTTGACCATGATGCCTTCAAACGATTGGTCGAGGCACCAATCGTAGTAGGCTTGCATCTCGTCCACGTCCAACACCATCCGATGCGCCAGAATCCACACATTGCTGGAAAATTTGGCAACGCGCTTGGCTTTTTGCCAATTGGCTACCGTTGACAATAGCGCCCTTTTACGACGGCTCCACGCCACGTCAAACGATCCGCGCATGTAGTTTGGCAGCCAGGACCAATCGAATAGCACGCAGCGCACTTCCTTCAAAAAGTCGCGCTTGTTGAAGTTCTTTGTGCTGCGGATCAAACTTGACGTACGGTTCCAGCTTCCATCCACTGCCAGAAATTCACCGTCCAAAAAGACGGGTTTGTCTTCGCGCGTCTTGGTGATGCGGTTAAGCGCGCGAGCGATATCACAGAGCTGCGAAGAAAATTCCGCTACCTGCTCGATGTGCTCACGGCGCTTATTTCCGCGCGTGTAAATGTGAATGCGCTGCTCAGCCGGAAAGGCAAATACCAATGCGCGCTCGCCATCCAGCTTGGGCTCCACCGCCAAGGGAAAACGTGGGCGCTTGCTGCCCTTGTAGACGTCTTCGTACTTCTTTGCCAGCAAGCAGCCGTTAAAGCTCCATCCGCGGTCTTTTTCCTCGGTAGAACGCCAGAAGTCCTTTCCCCAAATCTTGGTGATGGTCTTTTTGCTTACACCGATACGTAAATCGTGGTTGAGGATGCGGCGAAACCACTTCGCGAGATGCTTGGGAACCGACACCAGTAGCCGGTCTGTAGCCATGGAGGCTGTCTGCCCAGTCATTTCGCGTGACGTCAAAGCCTTTGCCAAGCGCACGAACTTGTCCCACGCTTCCCGCTCATCGGGAACCGTTACCGCCGGGACAAGGTTGGCAGTAGGATGCACATGGTACATGTCGCCACCGAGTGCCATCAAGACAATGGTACGCAGCAACTGGTTGTCTTTTTCCTGCTCCAAGACAGTCTCTTTGGAGAGGCGACTAGACATGTTCTCCATGTGATCGAGAGCCTTAATAGCGGCCTCGATTTCTGCCTTCGTGACGCGCGGCATTATTCTGCCTTGGTGGTATGGTGGTGCACGGCCTTTTTGACGATGGCCGGCTTGTACAGCTCACGGAAGTCCTTGAGAGGATACGTCAACGTGATGCCCGCGTGCACGCCTTCGATGCAAATCAGCGAAACCTGCCCTGCGGCATTTTTCGCCACGAAGCCCTTGCATGCCATTCCGGTAGCACGGTCCGTCCACGTCACGGTGTCGCCCAGCGCGAACTTGAACTTTTCCTTGTCCTTCGTGCTGCCACGTCGGCGCATGACGACGCTGTAGTCGCTGAAGAACCTACGCGCGAGGTCGATCTGCTCAGCGTTGGTAAAGCCATTCAGAATATCCTGAACGCTTTGCAGTGCGTCATCGATCTTCAGCGCCGGATAGGACCTCTGGCACTTTTCCTCGAACCACTTCAACACGCGCTCTTGTCCCCGCAAGTAGTTGTAATGAACTTCCGAAGCGCGCTTGAGAAGCTCAATCGTGGGCTCGTCCATCCCCATAGCCTCTGGCACCACGTCGGCCATCTCATGGCTAATGAAGAATGACTGGCAGCTCCACTTGTCCTCACGCATCGGCTCGCCGCTGACCGTGTTCTTCTCGCTGCACACCGCTCCATGAGGGCCTACATACTTCCACACTGCGCACTGTCGGCATTCCAAGGGGATGACATCGCCGACCACATAGTCCTTACCAGCATGCTGGTAGCCCTTCTGCACTGTGTAGGTAGACGGTAACTGTTTCGGCTTCGGTCCACGCTTTGCTTGCTCCTTGGAAGACGTTGCAGCCTTTGCAGGCGCAGCAGACTTTACAGGAGCTGCCTTCGCTCCCTTTTTTGGCGGAGCGGGCTCGTCATCCTCGTCTTCGTCTTCATACTCGAAATCATCATCCTCCTCGTCGCCATCCTCCTCTTCATCGAAGTCCTCGTCGTCTTCGTCCTCGTCGTCTTCGTCGTCCTCCTCTTCGTCCTCCTCCTCTCCATCCTCGCTATCTTCCCCGTCCTCGCTATCTTCCCCGTCCTCATCCTCATCGTCGAACTCTTCGTCGTCCTCGTCTTCCCCTTCCTCGTCCTCGAACTCTTCGTCGTCCTCGGTAATATCCTCGTCTTCGTCGTCCAGTGCCTCAACCGCGGCTTCTAGCTTTTTCCGGCTATCCTTAGACATGTGGCCTCCTATTCGTCGTCTTCGATTTCTGCCAGGGCTCCGACAACCAATCGTATGTCATCGGCGTCGACTTTATGTTCCTGCGCAATCGCTTCGATATTTACTTCTTCGCGGTCTTGCGCCTCAAAATAATGGTTCACAGCTTGGCCGAGATAGATCCCATCACCGTCAATGCCTTCAACCCAACGGTAAAAGCTCACTGCGGTATTTTTTCCTACACCTACCTTGGTCAAACGCTTACACGTTTTCTTCCACAAATCCTGGCTAATGTCGTCCATCAAACGCTTCACTGTCAACCGGCGAATTCGGTCGTGGTAGCGTTCATCGACTTCTGCAAGGATTTTGTCGAACCACCATTGCAAGCGCCGCCGCGGTGCTTTAGCCTTTTTGTCTACAACGAGCGCAGCTTCTTTGACAGAGGAAGCAAGCGGGATGTCCACAGCCTCTTCCTCGATGCGTTGATTTACCACATCCGGAAGCTGCCGCAGCATCTCGACCACTTTGCCTTCGCGTGTTACTGCGTCAATGATGGGGACACCCATACGATTAAGGTCTTCTGGATTGCCAAAAACCAGCAAGCGGTGAATGCTACTATGGTGCTCGCGCAGCGCTTGCAACTTGCTCGTATCGCGCAGTAGCACAATGTGCCGCTTGTTCGTGTCTGACAAATCCAAGTCTTCAGGCAGCTCCGGTAGTGGCGGATACACATGCATCCGCTCGCCTCGATTGTACTTGTAATGGATTACAATGACTTCTGGCGAGAGCACCGAAAAGCCTACCGCTCGCACGGTTTCGCTCATTGTTGCACTATCCTTCTTAGGCGTTCAAACAGCGGCGCTCGCGCACTGGAAAATGGGAGTACCACGGACAGGTAGCCTGTGTCAATGGCGGTGATTTCCGTGTTCAGCGGGGCCTTGGTGTTCGCATCATCGCCAATGAATTTTACCTGGATACGTTTGTTGCCCTGCACATCTTTCAGCCGAACATTAGGCTTGCTGCTGATCAAGCTTGGATGGCTGACAATTGAAAATCCGGTGTCTGTTACGATGAACGGCAGCTTTTCAGGAAGAAAGCCCGCAATCTCCTGCACTGTATTGTGCAGCAGCTTATGGGTATCATCCCAACGCTCGTCGTACTCTTGACACAAATCCCAATACAACATAGCCGCAGTCTTATCCGACTCGATGCGCGCCATGCGTTGCAGCAATGCCATGCTGGAAAGAGTAAATGAGCGGCCGTCTTTCATGAGGATGCGCAGCGCGCCATCACCGAACGATATCTGCTGCACTATGTTGGGGTTTAGGAACTCGTACAACGACGCGCTTCCTTCACGGTACATCTGTAGAAAAACGTTGACCAACATATTAGCTTCGATCGTAGCGTGCTGCAATTTGTTGATAGCGCGCAGGGATGCCGCCTCTATACAGCGTTGACTCATTATTTTCGCGAACAGCCCACCACACTTGGTCCCAAACGGGATCTGCCAAAACTTCAGGCCGATGGCTTACGACGAACACCGAGCCGAACTTTTGGCGCAGCATGCCTAGGATGCTGATCAAGCCAGCCGTCCCCTGCGGGTCGAGGCTTCCAAATGGTTCGTCTACAATGAGCACGTTTGTCGATGACTCTGTGTAGCGCTCTTTAAGGTCTCGCATACCAAACAGCATTGCCAATCCACTTTTGTGCTGCTCGCCTCCAGATAGCAAGCTGCTACGCGTGGCAATATTACCATCTCGGCGACGGAGTTGGAATTGTATCGCATCCATGCTCTCTGACAACTCCAAGTCCACCGTGCGTCGGGGCCAGAGCACACTACTATACACCGGTACAGTAGTCTCAGTCGCGTCCTGCAAGATGGCGCGAAATCGATCTTGCTTGAGACCTTGGCTGCCGAATGCTTTCTTGAGGGCCTCCAGGCAGCGCTTGTTGCGCAGGATGCCAGTACCCTTAGCCAACCCCTTACGGACTTGAGCAAGCCGTGCCTGGAGCGTCTCCGATGCGCTGAGGCGCTCTTCCAGGATGGCTATCTGCCGACTCAGGTCTTCGGTCTGCGCAGTAGCGGAGCTGACGATCTTCTCGGCTCTGGCTAGCTGCTCCGCAGTCTGCTCGCGATTGCCTTTGGGAAGATCATCCATCTGGTCAATCCGAGTGCGCACCCGAGCAATAGCCTTCGCTCGTCGGCGCAGAGCGTTCGCCTTTTTGTGCAACCCGGCGATCTGCTCTTCTGGAACCGTACCGCGTGCATCTATTTCTTGTATCTGAATCTCAAGATCGTGCTTTTGCTGCGAAATTTCTTTTTCAGCCACCAGTTCTTTTTCCCGCTTGGTGGCTGTACGGATATCGCGCTGCACCTCTACCGGTGTGCGGGTGGTATCGATGGACTTGAGCCGTGCAGCTAACTGCTCATACTTTTCTGAAGTTTCTAGCGCCGACTTGGCAGCGAATATTTCCTTCTTGACTTTACGCAGCTGCTGTCGGGCACCGCGCAGCTTTTCCCGCAGTGCTTCTGGATCGCTTTTTGTGTCGAGAGGGCGGTGGCACGTTGGGCAAACGCTCTTGTCTAAATGGCGTACTGTTACCTCTATCTCACGCTCTAGCGCCCCTTCTTCACGCATATACGCTTCTACTTGCTTGCGCAGCGGCTCAACATTTTCAGGCGGCTTGTCGAGTCCGGCCAGCTCTTCCGTGATTTCGTATCGCTGCTCAGCCTGTGGTAGCTCGGTATTTTGTAGGTAGCGCAGCTGTGACTTTACTTCGCTCAAGTCGGTGTCGATGTCCGCTAAGGCACGTCCAGACAGCTTGGACAGCTGGCGCTCAAGAATGTCTCTTCGTTGCGCTGCTTCACGTTGACGTTGCGCTGTATGATATGCATCCGACGCATCGGTGGCTTGTTGGTCGATGGATTCGACTTCGGCGTCATCGATATCCGACGGTTTGTCGTACCATTTCCCGAGGTCTGCATCGTCCCAGATCACTCTGACCTGCTCAATAAGTTGCTTGCGCTGGTCGAGCTGGTTCAAGCGATCTCGTAGCTCCCGTGATTCCTGTACAGCCGCGTTGGACTCTGTGCGCAGCTCTTTTAGCTGGCGCTTGCGCTTCTTGAGTCTGGAACGCATTTTGTCGACATCACCAATATCGCCAGCGCGCGCTTCGAGGCTACCCAACTCGCGTTCCAAAGCCTCGATGTCGACCAAGCTAGTGGCCACGGATTTTTCACGGTCTCGGAAAATGGCGTACATGTTGTCGAAGACATCAAGCCCAAACATCTCTGTCAGGCGTTTGTAGCGATCGCTTCGCTTACCATGCAGTAGCACATGGCTTAGCTTCTGCGGCAGGTACACCAAGTTGAAAAAGCTTGTGTCATCCAGACCTAGGTGAGCCTCACGGATCCATTTATGCGGCGCACGCGCAGCTCTGCTCGGAATGATGTTTTGGCCTGTGGACGTGTCCACAACACGGATCGCATCACCGTGAAGCGTGTGCTTACGATATTGTCGAATTTCAAACGGGCGGCCATCTACGCGGTATTTTAGCACCGCCTCGAAGTCTTTTCCCGCAAGGTCGTTGACAACGTCGTTCTTGGAAAATTCCTGGCCCGAGCCTCGACCTCCGTAGCCTACCTGGATACTGGAAAATATTTCCCACAGTGAGGTTTTTCCACAAGCCAGGAAGCCACCATCGTCTACGTTCAATCCGCGCACCAACACCAACCCTTGACCATCCAACGGTAAGTCGCAGTGGCGGTAGACGTAGCCGTTTTTGAACGTCAGGTGATCGTACTGAATGTGCGGCATTATGGTGTGGGTTTCTTCGGCTTCTTCGGTTTAGTGGCGGTGCTCTTAGGCTTGCTAGTTTTCGTCTTCGTTGTCTTTGCTTTACTCGTCGGCTTTACGACAGAGGTACTTTCTGCTTTTGGTTTGCGCTTAGTGGTGCGCTTTACCGGCGGAGGCGGTTCTTCCACAGTAGGAACTTCTGGTGCAGTAGGAACTTCTGGGGCAGCTTCTATGACAACTGTAGTTTCTGGCTCGATGATGGGCGTATCGATCGGCTCGGGGATGACGTCTTCCAGCACTTCTGGTGGCAAAGGCGCCATTTTTGCTTGTGCCAGCTCCAACAAACGAATGAAGTCCCCCATCAATACAAGGCGCCGGCCACGGCCCACCAAACCAGACCGCAGATGCTGCTCCTGGTCTTCACGTAGCTGCATCACTACATAGACGTTGTTGACATCCTCTTCAATAGCAGCCGCCAGATCACGGGCGTTCCTGCTAGAGAGAAATGCAGCCAACGTCACATGTGGGTCAGATTTTTCAGACATCTTACCCACCTGTCAGTAGCGCAATGTACGGGACCAACTCAGCTGGAACAGGGTCTAGGGTTACGTTGGTGGATGGGTAATCAGCGCAGTTAGTATTTGTGCAGACAGCTTTAGTCACCACAAAATGGAACACTGTGTTTTCAGGCTCCACATCTGTGCGGCGCACTTCACTTCCCGTGACCATGAAATTGGTGTGGTTGCCGCAGACATTGCAAGTTGGCATTTCCTACTCTCCTTTACGCCGACGAGGTTTCTCTGACCAGGAAGACGTCACCGCAATGGCGCGCAACGTAGCCATATCGAGTAAGCCATGCTGGCTAGCGTACGATCGAGAGCGCTCTTGCACTCCGAGGAAAATGTCCAGCAGCTTGGCAATGTCTTGTATCTTCGCTACGTCGTGGTGCCCGTTTGGTAAACTAACACCTTTAAGATACCACGAATTTTGACTTATAGGAAGACGGCTTGGCTCCACCCAAGTGTAGAGAATTTGCTGAATGGTGGTGATCACACGGTTCAGAAAGAATACTAGGTCTACGGAGTCCGCCATGGCCTTTTGTACAGCAGCGAGCGTCTGCTCATATCGACCTTGGAACAACCCATCTACATACTGCTGCACGATGACGTAGCTGGCATAAGACTCCGACTCCTCCAGCACCTTCGGCAGCAGCGTTTCTAGGTCGACTTTTCCATCAGCAACTTCCACAGCGTTTCTGAGCTGCGATAGCAAGGTCAGCGCATCTCTTGGATGACCGGCTGAAATTTCCGCGATCTTCTTCAGCCCTGTCTTCAGCTCTGCTTTCTTGAGCCCACTAGTGTGCAGTTCTTCTGCTTTGGCCACCCGCGCGAGCAGGCGATAGCACTCTGGCACCGTGACTGGGTTTAGATGGTAGCGTTGGCAACGGCTCAGAATGGTGCGCGGCACCAATTCCGGATTGGTGGTGCACAGAATAAAGCGCGTTCTCGGTGGTGGTTCCTCAAATATCTTGAGCGCTGCTTGAAACGCGTCTTTGGTGATCTGGTGAGCTTCATCGAAGATGTACACCCGAAAGCGGCCAAAGCGCGGGGCGTACGCGATGTGCTGTTTCAGATCGCGAATATCACCGATGCCGCGGTTCGAGGCTGCGTTGATTTCCACAACGTCTGGGTGCTCCCCTTCACCACGGATGGCTTTCAACATGATTTTGCAGCTTGGGCATTCACCACAAGGCTCTTCCGCTGACTTTCGGCACACCAGATAGCGAGCGATCAAACGCGAGAAGCTGGTCTTGCCGGAGGAGTATGGGCCACTGAACAGAATCGTTGGAGCGATCCGCCCAGACTTGAGCATGCCACGGATATTATCCACGACATGTTCTTGGCCGATGACTTCCTCTAGCGTGGTTGGTCGATACTTGTTTGCGAGGCTTTTCGATTCCATTTGTCTAGTCATCCTCGTAGGGGTTGCTGAAGGAAACACCTAGTTCCTTTGCCGCCGCGTCGACGAACTTGAACGCGTGTGGCAAATACTCCTCCGGCAGACCAGCTTGCAGCAGTGTGTTGTCCAACCCGTCGAAAATGCCATGCACTCGGCGCGCATTCTGTGGAAGCGCTCGCGCCGGCATCTCTTCTCCAGGTTCAACATTCATCGGTAAAGGCATGGTGGACGTGGGCATCGCGTGGAGCTTCACAAAAGCTTCAGCCGCGCTAGGCCACACGTCAGGAACTTCATGTAGTTCAATCAGCTTGGTAGAACGTATTGGGACGTATTTCGGATTCGTTGGATCGGCGGTATCGACGACCAAAACGCCTTTGTCGAGGTCTTCTCCAAATCTCGTTTGGTGCGGTGCGCCGCAGTACCACGCATTGGGCAAAATCGACTGCCGTTTATGGATGTCTCCAAGTGCCCAATAAGTAACGCCGTCGATCGGTTCCAAGTGCACTTGCGCATTCGACGTCACCATGAGCCCAGTATCCGTTTTGCTACCCACCACATTTTCATGCAGCACGACAATGATTGGCTCACGATGACGCTGCGCATACCGCACCATCGAGTGCACCATCAAGTAGACCTCTGCATCCTTCCACCCGTGACTGGGATCTCTAGCGGGAAACAGAAGCAGCTGACATCCATGCATCGACTTTATCAATGGCAAGCCGTCATGAATGAAATGCTTCCCCAAAATGTCGGTCATCCGGCTCAAGTAGCTAAGCGACGTATCCCCAATTTGACTTGAACGCACATCATGGTTCCCGCTGATCATCACGATGGGAACCGGCGACGACGCCAGCCAGTCCGTGAGGACTTGTCGTTCTTGATGCAGGATGTCGCGGCGTTCCCAAATGTCACCAGCAACGATGGTAAAGTCGACGCGGTGCTTTCTAGCCGCCTTATGTATGCCCTCCAACGTCTGCACCATCCGACGCAAATACGCGGCCTGACTATGATCAGAGAACCGCCGCAGCGCATTGATGTGCAAATCGGACGTATGCAGAAACCTAGGCATCAGAGGTCGTGCGGCCGAGCCGTCTTGCGCGCATTCTCCTGCACGCGCTTTACAGCCTTCAGCATCATGCCATAGACTTCGTGGGCAAGAGCGCTGGTAAGCTTGGGATCGATGCGCACGTCGTGGTACTTGAAGTATTCCTTGATTTTAGAAGCGGTCAGGATCTTGACGCCCATCTCCTTAACGGCCTTCTGGTGCGCCTCCAACCGAGCGCGCTTGTCATTGCTCTGAGCCGACCCATCAGCACCCTTCTTGGACTTCTTTTTCTTCTTTGCCACAGGAGCATCACCCTCGGTCTTTGCCTTCTTCTTTTTCTTCTTCGCTGTGGTGGCGTCGCCGTCGGTGATGGTCTTCTTAGTCTTCTTTTTCTTCATTGAGTCGGCTCCTTGTCCATGCCGTTTATGATGACATGGTATGCAGAGTGTGCGCATGTTAGCGAGGTCACATTGTCCTCCACCTTGATGCACAGGAATGATGTGGTCGGCATCCCAATAGCCCCGAGATTTTCGTGCCCCACGCGGTGCTCCCAAGATACGCTGCCAATGCATGGCATCGATAGTGCGCTCGGCAGACACAGTGTCGAGACCGCATTCTGCGCATATACCACGGTCGCGAGAGTAGACTTGTCTGCGTAGATATCTCGGATCGCTACGGAGTTTGAACTCTTCCACACAATGGTCTGAGCAAAACGTGCGGCGCCCTTTCGGCACCTCGATTTTGCAGTAGCGGCAGAGGCTGCGGCCGTTCGCACCTTTGGGCAATAGCTGCGGGTAGCGAACACGTCCGCGGAACGCGCCACTACGCATAGTGCCGTCTGCCTCAAAGTACATTTTCGTGTACTGTGCACGTAGTTGCTCAACCTCTGTGTCAGACAGCGCACTTAAAGGCCGACGGCGTCTTCGATGGCGTTTTCTCATCGGCTAGTATTTGCTGCGCATAGCGACCTGGAAACGTTACAGGATTTATCTTTCGCAACATGGTCAAAATCGCTTTGGATGGCTTTACCCAACCTAACGCCAGTGCTGACAGCGCAATTGTTTGCAGGTTCTCGTCATTCAGGCATTCACGAAGAATGATCTGCTGCTGCCGCATGTCGGAAACAAGCACGCCAAGATACACTTCCAAGGCTTGTCCACGCAGCAGAAAGTCCAGATTAGTATCTCGGATGAGGGCACGTATTTGGCGTCCGGTTCCTTTGTCATCCGAAATGATGGCGTCTTCTAGCTGCGCCAGTGCGCTTTATACTCTCGTGGTCGATCCTCCAAGAGCAAGTAGCGAACTTGTTCCAATACTGATTCCGGTGGTGATGTTGCATTAACTGGTAGCATTAAGACCTATGCAAAATAGCTCCTACTGGAAGCTTGGTGCTCTTCCAGCCTCGGTGCTTTTGTAGTTCCTCAACGTAGACTACCGCGGCCCCCTGTAGGCCACCGAGCTGCTGGAGCACCGCAGCAGCACGATCACGCGATGGTCGTGCCCAGAATACCGTATTCGAGCCGTCGTAGAAACTCGTGACTTTTTCAATGGGCGAATGGTCGATTTGCATCGTGAGCAGCCGCCCATGTACATCGCCCAAGCGACTATCGATCAAGTCAAGCTGCTGGTAGAAAGCTGCTGCTTGACGCCGATCAAACGCCTCTTCTGGATGCCGAGGTTGCAGCAAGCCTGTACGTCGCCGGAGACCGGCTACAAGCTGTCGCCGTGCTTCCAGGTAGAAGGCCCATATGGTTGCCGACAAAGGCTTCCTATGGGCCTCTACAGGCGTCCAGGTAGCAAGCCAGACATCCTGCGCAGCGACCGGCATCAGCCGACTCAGGGCAAACAAGCGCTGCCGTTCAACGCCCGTGCGCAGTGCATGAAAGAGGCCGAAGGCTAAACTATTGATATCATTGAAAACTTCAATGGACGAAGGCGGAAACCCAAGCCAAGGCGGACTGCCGTTACCGAGAAGGTCTACGCGCGTGCGAAATGCCTTCCAAAATGGCTCGACCACTTCTTCGACCGCACCTTTCGTGGTGAGCCACTTTGACACACTTTCTGCCCAACGAGTAGCCTTTGCCGCAGCGAGCACGAGGACGTTTCGCTGGGCATCCTGTAAACGCTGTAGGAAGCTCTTGAGGTCACTCAAGGGTTTCGCTACCTGCCAGGTACCACTGGGGCCTTCCTTGGCGCCTCGTGGCGTCCAGGAGGCATCCCAAGACTGTGCTGCATGGATAGTGCAGTGTGGCCCGCCGTTGCGCTTGCCGTGGATGACGCACACAGTGTCCGCAAGGCTATTCGTCATCGTCATCGGCATAATAGCGGGACCGCGGAGCTGCGTCTGTCTTCGATTTGGTCTTCTTGGCTTTCTTTGATTTTTTGGTAACAGCTGTCGTTTCTATGACAATTGGAGTCTTCGTACGCGGCTTCTTGGTGGTAGCCGTCGCAACCACATCCTCTCCATAGTCCTTGTCGAAGTTGTACGTACGATTACCAGAAATCTCAAAAAAGCGGTCGTAGTTTTCAGGCTGCTGCAACATCAGAAAGAACTTCTGTCGATTGCGCGGACTGTAGCTCATCTTACGAAACGATGGCAGGTCCCACTTCTTGTTATCGAGGCCCTTGAGGTTGATCGAACGCCTTCCAGCCGCCGTCTTCAAAAATCCCAAGGCTGCCAAGAATTGCTGCGTGTCGTACGCCTTATCCACGCCATGGCCTGGGATGATCTGCAAATCAACGGTGAGCCAACTAGGAAAGCACTTGTTCTTTGTGGTGCGCACCGTCGCCGGAATAATTTGGACACCCATACTATCCCGGCTCTCTTTTCCAAGTGTCTTGTCACTGCGTCGACTTACGCGCAGCTTGTAGTCCGGATAAAATCGCAGCGCTTTTCCGCCAGTTTCTTGGTCAGGGGCACCATAGGCACCAATGTTGCTCCGCACTTGATTTGTGCCGACCAACACGCCGCCTTTTTTGCGCAGGCGTACCTTAATTTGCTTCAGGTACTGACTATGCATCCTAGGCTCCGGTGTGATGCCACCACCCGTGCCTGTTTCCTCATCCACGTTTTCACTGCTCAATGCCGCAAAACTGTCGACAAAAAATGCGATAGTTGGAGGACCCGACGTCACATCCGGCATCCGATTAAGCGTGCGCATGATGAGGCGATATGTGTCTTCTCCCGTGTCAGGCTGTGCGTAGTAAAAAGACGCGTACTTCTGCTTACCAACGCTTAGCTTGTGCTCAATCCGTAGTCCTTGCCGCTGCATGAACACAGGATCGGCACCAGTTTCTGGATCGAGGAACACTACAGGAATGCCTTGTAGCTGTGCCGACACGGCAATTTCTTGTAGTAAGGTAGATTTACCAACGTGTTCTCCGCCAAAGATGGTGCAGAACCGACCACGCTGAAGTCCGCCACCGAAAATCAAATCCAGCGATAGGACACCTGTAGAAAGGCAGTCGAGGACACGCTGACCTTTCATCAGATTGATTGGGTCTAATCCATCAATGGAGGCAAACGCTTCGGCAACAGCCTGAGAAGGATGTACCAGGTTGTATTCGCGCTTTTTCTTTTTCGCCATTTAGTACATCAACGGAGTGAAGATGCTGGATAGCACGGAGTAGTTAGCCAACCCGTGATGCCGGGCTGCTTCCACTCCTCCAACACGAACACGGATTTGAGGCAGCATCGCGACGCCTAGCTCGGTGGCGCCTTCAAGTGCTTGGGTGATGACGATGGGAGCGCGAAATTCGTGCCGCTCCACAAAATGGGCGATAACGCGTTTAGCCTTCTCACTTAGAAAGTCGTCTCCGAGCAGTACGATCCCCAAGTCTGGAAATACCCTTGTAAGGCTAACCACGGCTTGCCACGGTACAGGAAGCAACCGTCCAAAGTAATAACGAATATCGGCTCTAATGTAGTCCATTACCGTGACAAGTACAGACAAGCCGGAAGCCATAGGCAACGTCTACATTTCACTTCAGCTAGATGCTGCCCATAGCACGCCGGTGCCGTTACCGCCCGCGACCTTTTCCCGAGCGCTTCTTTGCCGGTGGCTCGTCGTCCTCATCCTCCTCATCCTCGTCGTCCTCGTCCTCATCGTCTAGATCGTCGTCGTAGTCCTCATCCTCCTCATCCTCGTCGTCTAGATCGTCGTCGTCATCCTCGTCCTCGTCGTCCTCATCCTCGTCGTCCTCGTCGTCCTCATCCTCGTCGTCGTCCTCGTCGTCCTCATCCTCGTCGTCTAGATCGTCGTCGTCCTCGTCGTCCTCATCCTCATCCTCGTCGTCCTCGTCGTCCTCGTCCTCGTCGTCCTCATCCTCGTCGTCTAGATCGTCGTCGTCCTCGTCGTCCTCGTCCTCGTCGTCTTCGTCCTCGTCGTCCCCATCCTCGTCGTCCTCGTCCTCGTCCTCGTCGTCTTCGTCCTCGTCGTCCCCATCCTCGTCGTCCTCGTCCTCGTCCTCGTCGTCCTCGTCCTCGTCGTCCTCGTCCCACTCTTCGTCGTCATCTTGTACAAAGCTACGCCCACTGGGTGGCGTCTCCGCCTCGTCTTCGTCGTCGTCATCATCATCTAGATCAGGCTTGGATGGCTTGGCCTTTTTAGCCGGCTTCTTTGCCGACTTTTTCGCGCTGCTCTTCTTTGCAGGCTTGGCATCTTCTTCATCCTCGTCCTCATCATCTAGGTCAGGCTTGGACTTTTTCGCGCTGTTCTTCTTTGCAGGCTTGGCGTCCTCATCAGCGCCCTTTTTACCTTTCTTACCCCAGCCCTTCCAGTCATCACCAGCGTCGTCATCGTCATCATCCGACTTCGATTTGGACTTCTTCGGCTTCTCAGCCTTCACCTTGCCGGCCTTCTTGCTCTTGTCCTTGACCTTGGACTTTTTCTTATCCTTGTCTTTTGTCTTGGCGGCCTTCTTACCCTTGGACTTCTTCGGAGTCTCTTCCTCTTCGGCATCGTCATCAGTCTCGTACTCGAAGTCGTCATCAGTGACTTTGGATTTCTTCTTGGAACTACTGCTTGTGCTCTTCACTGCGCTTCTCCCAGTTGTTTTTTCCAGTAGAGTGTAGAGACCCACCCGTTCTAGATCAATGCGTGTAGTGGCGCCGTCTTGCAGACCGGCATTCCACATGCTCAAAAAGTCCTGTTCTCCTCCCTCGTACACGCGCTTGCCAACTTTGATTTGATAAATGTCATCGAGTTGCTTAATGGGTAGCCGGTCACCCTTTACGAACGCATCCTTTTCCTTAGAGTCCTTAGCGTCCTTATTGTGCGTCCAGTACACGGACACACCATACTTCGGATGTACGATGGTGCCCTCACCGCCCCTAATGGTCTTGCTGATATTTAGCAAGTCGGTGTACCCATACTTGTTCAACTGCATCGCCCCAGTACCGTTTTGCACATTGCCCTGCTCCAATGCAGTAATGTTGAAACTATGTGCGATGTAGCGCCGTTGTGGGTAAAAGAGAAGTTCTTCTGGCAGATCGTCACCGGTGAAGTCAGCGCACAAAGGGCAATCGCACTTGTTCGCCGGAAGGGTGCTATCGTTCACTGGATCGAAGTTCGAGCAAAGCTGCGGGAACGTCTTTACTTCACCCTTCTTGTTTATAAACCTGATCCAGTGCCACACGAGCACAAAAATGTGTCCGTAAAGCCTATGGATGTGTTGTCGACCGCCAGCTGGCGGTTCGTGATAATGCGCCTTGCCGTCCCACCGTTCACGCTTGTTGCTCGTACGTGGCGGATTATTCCAATCGTGCATGCTTTCTCCTCGACAGGTTGGTGACGTTAACGTGAAAGCTATTATCGTAGTTCGCTGCGAAAAGCAAGAAGTTACGTAAGTAGCGGGATTCCCTCGGAAGGTTTACCAGGTGTTGTGTCTCGCATGCTACGGTGCAACTGCGCTGCTTTGGCCAATTGGCGTAAGCGCTCTTTCAATCCTTCGGTAAGGTTGAGCCCTTCGTTCAGTACGCCTTCGATGTAGCCATACTTGAGGCAAACGAGGCGCCGCTCATCGGGTTCTAGGTGGTCCAGGATAGCCTCAATCGATTCCCGCATGTAGCCCAGCTCTTCTTCGTCCTCCCCATCTTCACCTGTTTGCAGATAATCGTAGCCAGACTCGCCATCGGGTGTCACGGTGCTCAACGGGACTACTTTAGCTTGCTGCACCTTTTGTCGTACGCTGACGATGGTCTTTGTAGACAAGCCACTCAGCTCGGAGACATCTTCATCGGTATACGTGTCTCGCGTTGCAGCGACAGCTTGCAGACGCCGTTCAGCAGCACGTATTTTCTGCCAGTTTTCCAGTACAGAATTCGGTAACCGGATGATGGGGCTGAAGTGCTTACGGCTCTTCATGATGCGTTCGCGGATCCAAGTTTGCGCGAATGTTGGGAAGCTTGCTCCCTTGCGCACGTTAAACCGGGACACCGCTGTAGCCAGCCCCATGCTTCCAGCCTGGAAAAAGTCGAGCGCTTCGATTTCGCTTTCTGCGGCGCTGCGGGCTAGTTTTGGTACGAGGCGCATGTACGCCTTGATAATCCGCTCTTGGCGCTTGCGGACTTTTTCCATCAAGCTCCGAATGATGCGATATGTCCCATACAGCTCATTCGGAAGCACGCACCCAACCGACATCTCGAACATTTGAACGTCGTCGATGAGATCACCGATACGGCGCATGTCTTCAATCAATGGTTTTCGTCGGCGGTCACGGCGAATGCGCAATGTCAGCACAGCCAACGCATCACGCGCTTCCATGTAGCCTTTGGCTTCTTTGAGGAAGGACAACAGGATATTTTCGTAAAGGCTGGTGCTGAGGCGCAAACTGCGGAGGATTTTCTTGACGAGTGGTACCGCTACTTCGCGCTCGGTTTTGCTGAGTTTGAACAGGTCGAAGCCGATGCCAAAAATGCGGGAGTTCGTTGACCCGATTTCGATGTCTTGCCCGACGTCTATTTTTCGGCGCGAGATGCTACCGCGGTAGACTTTTCGATTTTTTATGTGGCCGCAGGCAATCTCTGACAAGAGGTAACAGAGGTTGTCCTCGACATAGGTAGTGGTTTGCAACAGGACGTGAATCCCGTAGCTCATAAGTTCTTCAATTTCCAAGAAAACCTTTGTAAGTGCATCCCGCTCCAACGGAGGGTACTGTAGGGTTCTCTTTACCAGGGCATTGAAGGTGTCGTAGGTTTCGCTTGTCTGTCGTGCCATTTACATCAGGATGCGTTAAACTGTAGTACACAGCTTGGCCACACAGGGCCAGTCCAAAGGAAGACAAATGCCACGTGGGAAGTCTACGTTAGACCGGTTGTCACTGCAAGACATGATCCGCATGACAACTTCACCTATCCGAGCGCGTGCCCGAAGAGGTTGTCGGCCCATTCAGCAAAGCTACGAGCTTAGCACAAAGGAAGGGTTTTCGCGACCATCACGTGCAAAAGAACCCAGCTATACCAACGAACTGAAGCTGGTGTCGCGCTGCACGCAGAAGCGCCATGCTAGCTATATCCGATTCTACGGGGAGCCGGGGCTGAAAACGCCCGTTTGGGTATGGTGCGACTGCGACTACTTCAAATACTACTTGGAAGTGTCGTTGGCGCGGCGGGGATCGTCATCGCTGCGTGCATCGAATGGCAAGGCGCCAACCATCCGCAACCCGCACATGAACGCCTACCTCTGCAAGCACCTCATGCTGGCCGCAGAGATCGCTTTGACAAAAAAGGACCTTATACGTCCGTTTTTGGAGCAGGAGATGTCCGACATTCCAGAAACCGAAGAATTACCAAAGCATGCAGAAACTGAGCTAGAAGTTGAACCAGAAGAGGAAGCGGTAGCAGAGGAAGAGGAAGCTTCTGTGGAGGGTGAAGAAGAAGCAGAAGTCTAGCCAGCAGCTTCGACGACTTGAATGTTGACCTTACGCGATACGCTACCAGCAGCTGCCCCAATCAGAGATCGGATGGCGCGGATGGTATGGCCACGAGTGCCAATGATGCGACCGATGTCAGTTTTGTCGACTTCAAACTCCATCACAGTCCATTGACGGCCGCGAGTGATGGTAACGTTGACTTTGTCTGGCCTACCAACAATTTTCAGAATGGATAGTACGGCTAGCGCTTCAATATCCATGTCAACGTGGTTTGGTAGCAATTCAGTGGCAGCGACAGTCGTTGGTTCCGGCATTGTTAGCTCCTAGCGTTTCTTCTTTTTCTTCTTTTTCTTCTGCTCAGGAACCGGTTCCAGCTTTGTCTCCAGCAGCGGGTCGAAGCAGAGGACCTTCCACGGGCACCACACTGCGTATTTGTCAGTTTGGTGGATGCACAGCCCTTCTGGAGGTGTAGCGCTCTTTAGACTGCGCTTGCCGGTTCTTATGAGTCCCACCGTTTTGTGGAACAACTTCTGACTGAGCGGTAGCTGCATGGGGAGCCAAGTGCGGTTGGCGGCTCCCCGGTCTATATAGACTAGAACGATTTTGTCGATCTTGACACCACCGAACTGATCCGTGTCGCTCAGCGAATTGATGGCATTAGCGTAGTAATTGACCTGTAAATAGTTCTCCTCTTTCGGAAGCCCATCTCTACGTAAATCCATAATTTTGTAGTGACCAGATCCCTTGAAGTCCACCAAGAATGCAAGTTTGCCGATCTTGACAATCATGTCGATGTGACCTGACGCCGGAAGCTCCTTGGTCGGCTCGATGGCGTACTCTTGGTAGCGCATTTCTTGGCCACATTTCGAGCACGTCTGGATGCCCAACTTGTGCCGCTTAATGCGATTGCAGGACTTGCATACCCAATTTCCGTAGGTATGGTCCTGCATGGCTATGCCGAACCACTTTTGGAGAACTTCGTGCAGCGCTGTACCCGCCTCAGTAGCCGCCTCGCTAGCGAATGTTTCCCGTCGCTGTGGCAGGTCTTCAGGGCGCGTGCGCTTGAAAATGTGGTAGGCGCGCGGGCACACCGGAAACGAGCTGGCACGCAGCTCCAACTGCTCTTTCTTGCGCGCCTTGCGCTCTCCACGGCGCACCCGTTCAAATCCCGTAGCCAGCTTCGGGTTCAGCGGTTCTAGCCTTGGGATCGGAAATTCTTTAGACATCAGCTTCCTTCTGCTAGAATGGCGCCTATGGCGCGTGAAGACCTATCTGACTTTATCGAGTCGGAAATGCGGCGTCTGGGCTTCGTGGTGGAAGGAATGAACTCTTCCAGCTCGTGGCTCAAAACCCGATGCGTCAATCCGCAACACAACGACTCTACACCAAGCTTTTCCATCAATCGGTACACCGGCTACTTTCAGTGCTTCGGTTGCGGCATATCCGGCAAGCAATGGAACGACCTCAGTCAGTGGATACCGGTAAAGGAAATTAGCGAAGATGACGATGACCTACAAATCGATCCTTTCCGTGTGCTGCGCCGAAAGCGCGAAGAAAAGAAGCGGCGGGAAAGTGTCATCTTTACCATTCCTTGGGACGCTGATCCATGGAAAGGCCCGTGGCAGCTACCGAACACTGACTTCAAAATATCTCAACAAACACTGCAAGCGCTTGATGCACGCCGCTACTACGACGATCGGGACAACTGCTATCGTATATTGTTTCCGTGCTGGCAGCAAGAAGAGTTGTACGGATGGACGGCGCGCCGCTTAGACGACGCGGAGTTCAAGAAAAAGGACCAGAAGCCGCCTAGGCGTTGGCGAAATTGCGACAATTTCCGTGCCATAGACGTGTTGTTCCCGTTAGACATCGTCATGCGCATGCACAGTCGCTATGTCGTGTTGGTTGAAGGTCCGGGCGACGCCATACGTTTGGTCAACTACGACATCCCAGCGTTAGCCATTTTGGGCACGAAGAATTGGAATCCGCGGCTAGGCTTGGTATTGTTGCACTACATCGGCGCAGAGGTCGTCATTTTGGCGCTAGATTCTGACGATGCCGGAAGGATGGCGAGGGCGCGCATCGAATTGGATCTGCAAGACCACTTTGCGGTCAAAAATTTCCGTCCGCCGGAAGGTCATGATCCAGCATCGATGCCGCTGCGCGATGTGCGGCGCTTGTGGAAAGGAACGCGGCGCTAGAAGAGATTTACTAAGCTGGAAGCTGCCGATTCTATTTTTGCCGCTGCTGCACTTGTAGCAGTGTTAGCAAAAGGATTAGCCAAACGCGATTTAGCGGAAGATGACGACGGCGCATACAACGGTGTGGGCGACACATTTGGGTTTGAAGCCACACGTTGACCTTGCAATAGCTTGGTGCTACGTCGCAGCGCTTCGTTGCGCCCTTGGCTGTTGACCCACATCTGGTACGTACTCGCCATTTGGCTGAAACTTGTCAACCTTGGAACCGTCCAATATACTTGGAAATTCGCTTGCCACACGAGCTGATTTGCATGGTCTGCTGATTCTTCCCACGTTACAGGCTCTCCAGTGAAGTAGCCTTCCAACCGCAACACCGGGAAGGCCCGCGTGTACATGATGATTACGTGGCGGTTCTCAAACGCTCCCAGCAGTGCTGGAGAGTCGACCAGCTCCCAAAATTCGTAGAAGTTCTCCAATCCAGGAGGAACCTGTACGTTCTGAAAATCCAGGCCGAAATCCGTAGCACCTTGAATAGACTGCGCGTACGTCTCATCAATTGCTCCAGCGGATGGCATAATGTTACCAGTCTGGAACGTAATGTTGAGCGTAAATTCGTCCAAGTATGTGTTGCGATATCTGTTACGCCAGGTGTTCCGCACGGCGCCGGCTGCTGTCTTTACCACCGTTTCGCGCCGCGGTACAGACCAGCTAATTTGTCTAGGATTAACAAACAGCTGAATATAGCGACCGTTGGCCATCCATGAGGTCGTCGAAAGCAGCATGCCACTACGTGGTTCGTTGTAGTGACGGAATTGATTGCGCACCACACGATTGCGCAAACGGCTGTTTTTCGTCATCAGGGTGTCAAGGCGTAGACCTTGGCTTCCCCCGCGCGGAATCAATATCTGGCGTACTAGTGCCATTATCGGCGCCGCCGGCGCTTACCGTGCTGCTCATCCGCGAGTTGCCGAGACGCCATCAGCTGACGCGCCCAAGATGTAATCGCTGGGAATGCGCGAGCGCGATCCAGAATGTAGCTCAAGTCCTCCTGGGTGTAGGAGTCCTCGTCGACGGTGTCGAGGTCGGCCAGAACATCCTGCTTGGACGCGGGATCGGCTTCTAGCGTTCCAATCAGGTTCAGCACGCGGGCATTCACCGACGTGTCCATCTTCAGCTTGGCTTTCGTGATTTCAGCATCACGCAGCATGTCCGGCGCATTGGGATCGATGGCTGCTAGCTGCATTGCCATCATGGCATCCTCGTCGTCATCGCGCCATTCAATGCCGTCTGTCTCAGCCAGCTCCGGATCGTGCTTTCCTTCATCCTTTGTGCGCAAACCATAGCGCTCGCGGGCCGGTGTCAGGTTGAGCTTCTGACTCAGGTTGCTCTTGCCGTATTCGCGCGCAATGGCTTCCTGCGCACCAGGACGGCTCAGCAAGGACTCTGCTGCCTGCGGGTCTACTAGCTCCAAGCCTCCCGCGTGTAACAGGCGCATGAAGTCGGTAGACTCCACAATGCGATTGCGCGGCACCCGTGACGCCAGGTCGATGGGGTACTTCATGTTCGGGATCATGACCGTCGAAGAGTTGCCGTGGATGTCTTTGAACACCAGCATCAGCTTCATGCCCTGGCCATTGTGCAGCCGAGATGTGGTGTTCTTGACATAGATGGGCCCGCTACCCTTGATCAGTTCGTGAATATTCGGCATCGTCTTTTCTTCTCCTGTTAGTAGAGCCCTACCTGGGCGAGTAGTGCCTGAGTATCATACGGTGCTCCGACTCCTAGGCCGAAGTTACCAACACGCCAGACACGGTTTGTATAGCGGAAGTTCTTGGGACGAACGCCGGACCGTGCAACACCGCACATCCGGCGGAAAATCTGCTTTTTCGCCTCGGCGAATTTGTTGAGCATTTCGCCAAGAGCGCTGATTACGCCACTGTAGTCGTGGTTGTACTCTAGCGTAACGGTCTGACCGCCATGGCTAAAATTCAGCTCGATTTCCAGAATCTGCTGCGACTGCAAAGCCCAGATGGCAGCGGCGATGAGTGTTGACGTAGCGAGTGCATTAGAACCGGTAACCGGAATTTGGCTCAGAGTCCAGTCAGTCTCAGGATAGATCATGTTCACGTAGCCGAGACCATGCTGGATATAATCGTACATGTCAGAGGTGGCGTAGCTCTGCACCAACCCGATTTTCTTGTGGAGCTTGTCGACCAATATGCGCAACGGCATGTTGAGCAGCCAGAAATTGCTCTCCGGAACCTTGATGTTACGTTGCAGATATTCGGTCTCCGACACGGATGAATCCCGCACTTTCCAGAAAATGACGTACTCACCTTCATTCAAGGCATCCGTGTCGAAGAAATAACGGTACTGACCGTTTTCAATTTCGCGACCAATTTTTCTCTGCGGGTTGGACCGCACCAAACATTGGCTGTTTAGATCGCTCTCCGTGACATCCGTTTCCCGGCCAAAGCGCGTCGTCACAACCTTTTGAGCGAAGTAGCGAATGTCGAGTCCGATTTCGTAGGCCCGACTCGTGCGCTGAATGCTTACGCGCTCTTGAGTTCCGGCCATCGTCAGGAGGGTCCATTGCCGGTCTTCATACTTCGCTTCGACCTTGTCTACGACATCAAATTCTTCGGAGATGTCCTTATTGTGACCCGCATAAGTCACCATGAACCAGTCGATACGCCATCGACGTTCATCGGTGTTTAGCTCGGCATCTTCTGGCACGAACCACATGAAGCGGTAGCGGCCCTTACCAGTAGGTGCGCCGACGCCGTACTTCACCACCGTTCCGGCCGGATCTTTGATCTGTACCGTAACGGGGGTGCTCTGGTCAGCCGGCACCATGGGCTCACCATCGACGTCAATGAAGTCCGCCTCGAAAGGCACTGTAGTTCCACGAATGAAGCGCATACATAGAGAATAGTAAGAAACGCCTTTTCTGGTTACGCTATGGTGGAGTCGTGCCTCGGCACGTGTATCCATATGGGAACAAAAGCATATCGACCACAGAGGGACGACTACGTCCCAGACGGCTCAGAGGTTCTAGACGACCACCCGCATACGATTGCGCGTGAGCTGCTTCTGCCACGCATCGCAGCGCGGAATAAAAAAGCCGTCAAGACCATCCGAACCGAACTCTATTACTTCGCTAAAATACGCGCCGGCCGCAGGTGCTCCTGCTTTGAAAGTGAGATCGCTCCGGATTCACTTTGCTCGGCGTGCTTTAGTACCGGCATCGTCGGAGGCTATTTGAAGTACGGCACCGACCTGTTCACGCTGGACGTCACCCATCCAAATATCCGCTCTGTAAACGTCATTCCCAACCACGAAATCAAGGAAAAGCCTACGCCGCTTACGCTAGTCGATGGCAGCACATTTGGCTTTGCCGAATTTACCGTGCAGCTGGGAACCAACATTGGGCTGCATGACGCTTTTCTATCGATTACAAAGGCACCGGATGGCAGCTCCGTCGATGCTTTTTTGAAAAGTCCTGCGGACCAGACGTACGTCGCTTTCACCAAGCAGAATTTCGACCAACGGTTGCTCAACCACACTTTGCAGGTGCGCATCGAATTGCGCCGACCTAACGCTGCTTCTAAGACGCCGCGCTTTTACTGCCTGCATGGTCGCTATCGGCGCATCAGCGACTTGAAGCTGACGGCGAACGTTCCACGCACTGAGCGCTCGCAATTTCTCGGCGACCACGGTCTGACGGACCAATGGCAGTCGCAGCACTTTTTCCTCGACAACACCATTAAAAACATCACGACGGAAGACTTCGTCGCCACGCCTGATGGGCAAACGCGATGGAAGATCCACAACGTGAACCCCTTCGATCCTGAAAACCAGCTGTTGAGCTGGGATGTCGATACCCGACTCGTGCATCCTTACGAGTCGTACAACTACGTGCCCCTCTAGGAGACTTTCATGTCGCTGTACGAGATCACAAATGTTAGCGACAAGCGCGTCGCTGTCTCTTCACGCGAATATCGGCCTCTGCATTTTAGTCTCGGCCCTGGAGAACGCATCGGTGTCTTGATCGAGGACCTCAAACGCTGGTCACAGTGGGGCAAGCAGGATCTCGCGGAATACGTACAAAAAGGCTTCTTGCAGATTGAAGCCCGCGATACGGTGCATGTCGTTCAGGATAAAGCACACCGCTTGCCACTTTCTACCTCCGGGCGCTCGGGTGCTACAGGCTTGACTACGGCGGTCGATCGTGCGAATCTGTTCAAGGCTGTGTACAATGCCCACATCCCATCAACGTTGTTTCATAGCGTTGCTGATGGCGTGAATACAATCACGTCTCCGGATGTGGATCCCACAGACACACCAGCTACGCAGCTCACCGATATGATCACGCTGCTGACAGAAGCACAGCTAGACTACGACGCGCACCGTACACAAGCCGGCGTGCATGTCGTAGATGACACCACCAATGCTACTGCACTCGTTGCCCCAGTAGACCTAGACACCTGTATTGGCGTGCTTGACGAGCTATATGCGTTGTTCAACTCTCACCTTGCTTGGTTCTACGACGCTGCTGCTGCGCCGCTGACGCCGGTAGACATCATCACTCTCTGATGCGCGTTCTTGGGATAGACCCCGGAAAAGTCAACTTCGGTTGGGCAATTTACGGAAATGATGGATTGGAGCGCCATGGTGTCATCGACGGCGCAGAAGCGCTCGAAGACTTAGCAGCATGGCGCATACGGTTCTCCCGCATCGTAAAGAACTACAAGCCAGACGCGCTTTGCGTCGAGCGGTACGCACGGCGCTTTGGCAAAGGCGGTCAGAAGGAAAGCGAGATCATGAACATCATGATCGGTCATGCTTTGGAAATCTGCCTTTGCCGAAAAATCAGCTGCACGTTGGTTACGGCCAGCACGCACAAAGGCTGGACGGCAAAAAACTTCGACGTGCAGCCTTATCCCAAGGCTAAGAAAAACGGCAGCGTTGAGAAAAAGTGGGACCTTGGAACGTACGAAGAATGGAAGCACCTTGCGGCAGATTATTCGTACCATGAAGTAGATGCTGCCAACGTGGCCAAGTATGGTCACGATGTCATTTTTACCAACATAGGAGACGACGATGAAGACGATTCGTGAACGCGACCTCGCAGAGCACGGGATTCCGAAAATCATGGTGAAGGGCCGTGTGGTCCCTAGCCAGCTGCCGACGCCAATGAACGTACCCGCCACCACAGAAACGTTGACCGCTGCATTGCAACAGTCTGGACAAGCGCGGAACGCTGCGGAGGAGCGTGCAGCCAAGCTGGAAAAAGAGCTGCTCGACGTCAAGTACGAACTCGACAAGCTTGGTGCGGCTGGCATCTCAAAAGACGTACTGGAAGGCGTAGAGACAGAGCTGCAAGAAGCGCTCGAAGAAGCACGACGGCAGCGAGAGCGCGCCGACCAGCAAGCAGGCGAACTAGATAATCTGCACAATAGCGTGCGCGAGCTGAAGTCTAGCCACCGTACCCTGCAAGGAAAGATCACCGATGCCGAGGCAGCGCTTGAAGAGCGAACGCTGCTTATGGAAGAGAATGACCAGCTCAAAGCAGAACTCGCGGCGCTGAAGTCTGCGGGCATCGGTCTCATGTCGCCTACCGACGTCAATGAGATCGATGAAGTCAAGCGCCTCACCCGCACCGACGACAGCCTCATTATCGAAGGCCTGTCAAACGGTGAGGACTTCAAGATCAGCATGAAATACGATTCTTATCGCGCGTTCCGTCGCATGAAGCCCATCAACGACGAGGCCGCATAAAGGAACGACTGATGGACACACCACAACCACAGCAACCGCAACCTCAATCCCCCACCACGCCGACGCATTCTTCCGAGGCGTGCCCGAAGTGTGGCGGCCCCCGCAAGCGACAGCTCTTCCGCACCGGCTCTGTGCAGCATCCTGGGCGCGATGTTGACGTCTGTACCGCCTGTGGCAAAGTCGTAGAATAGCCACTAGTTAGCGATACTCCTTGACCGGTTCCACAGGCCAGATAAGATAGCTAGTCCAGCACGTCTTGGGCGGCTGTCCTTCCGGACCTGGCAGGAACCACAAGGAGAGGCCAGAGTTGAGCCCGCGTATCGCCATCTCGACTACTGGCTACCCCGTCAAGACGGGTGTGGCAACGGAGATACAGGTTGGTAGCCTCCGTCACCTTCTACAAGCCGCGGAGAGCCTCGCTGAGCAGCCCTACCGGCTTGTGGCTATCTACCCCTTTGGCCAACCTCGAAAAGCCGTATACGACGTCCTAGACAGCCTGGAGAAGTCCCTTTGCTCTGCCAAGGTGCTGGTGGTCTGCCGGCACGGCGCGCAGGCCATAGTGCCCGACTTCCTTCAGCCGCACCAACGGCTCCGGCGGCCAAACGGGCACATCGATGTCATGGTCCACGTTGACCGTGACTTGGCGTGGGAGCCGCCCACGAATCTTTCGCTCGACATCCATCCGACGACAGGGCGATTCAGCCGCTGGGCTATTCAACAAGGCTTGGTGCCGATCGTTCTGCGCCGGATAACGTCTGTTCAAAAGTGCAAGGACCTCTACAACCTTCTAACCGCTGAGGCAGCTCTATGATCCAAGCGACCTATCAACAGCGAATCATGCTCGACCGCTACGCGCAGAAGGACCCGCACGCAAAGCCAAAGGAAGGCGACTTGGTCATCGTCAAGATGACGCGCTCTTTTTCTTTGGATGGCGAGGAGATCACATCGCGTGAGCTTGGGCAAATTACCGAGGTCACCAATGGCGGCGGACCGGCACGCTACACTGTCGAGCTGGAAAATGAGATCGTAGCCGATCTCGATCGTAGCCGTGTAGAAGTCATCGTTGAAAAGACACCCGAGGACATCTGGCAGCGCTTGGCCAACGGCATCTGCAAAGCTGAATTTCTATATCTCAGCAATCCTCCGGACAGCCTTGCCTGGCAGCACATTCAGTACCAGCTTGATCAAGCCGTGCTCCCGGACCAATGGAAGCCCATCCGGGAATTCCGCGACAAAGTCTATTCGGCGTTGTCACGCAATGAGTTCATTCCAGCCGGTAGAATCCAAGTTGGCCTCGGTCGAGAAGACCTCACGCTGACCCTGTTCAACTGCTACGTGCTGCCGCGACCTGAAGATTCTAGGCACGGCATCACACGCCGCTGGGGTGAGATGTTCGAGATTTTCGCGCGTGGCGGCGGTATTGGATTTGACGTTAGCAGCATGCGCCCCGCCGGTGCGCCAGTTGCCAAAGTCAGTGGGCGATCCAGCGGCGCCATCAGTTGGATGGAGCAATGGAGCCAAGTCACCGGAGAAGTGGAGCAGGGCGGCTGCTTTTCTGGCAATACACGCATTGCCACCACCAAAGGTTTAATCCGCGCAGAGGATCTAGCGAACCGTATTGACGCCGGCGCGCCGCACTGTGTGTATACGCATTCTCGTCCTCCAAGACACGTCACGCACGTTTTCCGAAATGGCCAGAAACGATTCTTTCGCGTGACCACCAAACGTGGCTATGAAATCGAAGTCACGGGTGACCACAAGATGGGTGTGCTCAAAGAAGGGCGCATTGAAACGGTGCCGCTAAAGCACCTTTCTGTTGGCGACAATGTGCTTCTATTGCTTCCAAAATGCCAATTCCCCGAGAAGTCCGCTGTGGAGTTGTCGGCAATCGACTACGAAAAGCCAAAGATGAGCACCACGCTCAACGAAGACGTGCGCTTTCCAATCACACTAAATGGGAAGCTCGCGTATGTACTCGGCTACATGTACGGCAACGGTAGCGTCATCATGGGCAAGAAAGTCACATGGTCGTCGCCCAAAGGCATTTCGATGTCCGTGCCAACCAGTCGAGAAGACATTGCATGCAAACTGCAAGATTATATCCTCGACTGTTTTGGAGTGGTCGCCGAAATGGAGCCAGGCGACGGAGCCTGCGTGAATGTGAAACTGTACTCGCGCATCGTGGTGGAGTGGCTGAATACGAATGGCCTACTGAAGAAAAAAGCTGCGGATATCCGTGTACCCGAGCAGATATTTCATGCACCGGAAACGGTAGTCAGCTCATTCGTTTCCGGCTACTTCGACGCAGATGGATCCGACCGCGGCATCAAAGGAGGCTACGGATTCGACTCTATCAGCAAAGGTATGCTGCAAGACGTGCAGAAGATTCTAGCCAGCTTTGGCATCGCTGCCAAGCTACGTCCAGAAGACCGGTCTTCTACAGGGTGGAGCACCCTCTACAGACTATCTGTAACGGGACCCGTATTTAAGGAACGCTTCATGGACTTCGCACGCTGGTCGATGAAGGCACAGCGACATACATCCAGGCGTGACACGAACATGTACCCGATGGAAGCCTTCAAATCGTGCCAGGTGGATCCCAAGCTCTATAAAGGCTTGGTAGCAATTTCCTATGACGTGGTCTCGTATGCTGCGGTTAGCCGCGTTTTGGATCGCGCCGGTGATGAAGGACTGGGTGGGTCTGAACAGGCTGCCAAGATGGACGCACTGCTAAACGTTCTACCGGATGCCATTGATAGCATCGAAGACGTCGGCATGATGGACGCTTTTGACTTTGAAGTCGATGAAGTCCACATGCTCAGCGGCGATGGATTCTACACCTCGAATTCCCGAAGAGGCGCTACGCTCTTTGGTATCGCGCCTTGGCATCCTGATGTCGAGCGCTTCATCGAGGTCAAGTCGGAGCGCAGCGCTTTCCGCATGTCGGGTGACGAGCTGCTTCAAAGCCTCAACCCCGAGATCATGGAGCAGTTCGGCGCACAGCTTCGTAAAATCTTCGTTGGGAAGGAAGATGCTGCCTCGATCAGCCGCAGCAAAGACCTCATCAAGAACGCCAATATCAGCGTGCTGTTCACCGAGGCGTTCATGGATGCCGTCGAGCGCGATGACTACTGGGACTTCGTTTTCCCTGACACCTCAGATCCGGAGTACGACGCCATCTGGCATGGTGACATCGAGGCTTGGCGCGCGTTGGGCAAGCCCGTCATCCACTACGGCACCAAGAAGGCACGTGATCTTTGGTACCGCCTCATCGACCGTGCGTGGGCGTCGGGAGAGCCAGGTGTCCTTTTTGTCGATAGAATGAACGAAATGAGCAATAGCTGGTACTATGCGCCCATAGAGTGCACAAACCCGTGCGTTACCGGTGATTCGCTCATCTACACCAGCCGCGGTCTGATCACGGTGGACGATCTGATGGCGGAGCGCACGCAGCCCCAATATCTTGTCGACAGCCGCTTCGGCTACGAGCCTACATTTTCTGAAGGCACCAAATTCTGGTGCTCGGGTGAGAAGCCCATCTATCGTCTAGAGACTAAAGAAGGCTACACCATCCGCGCCACAGCCGACCACAAGATCATGACGTCGCGCGGGTGGGTGCAACTTGCGAAGTTAAAGGAAGGCGACAAAGTGCACATCGCCAATCGCGGTGGCGCTTTCGGAAAAGAAGGCACGCTAGAGTTCGGCCGCGTCTTGGGCTGGTTCATTGGCGATGGATATTTCACTGGTGAAAAAGCCATATTGGATTTCTACGGAGATAAGCATCAGCTAGCCGACACATTCGTAGGCTACGTGCAAGACTTGGTCGGGCACGACAAGGACTATAATCCACAGTACAACATCACAGGGTACACGGTTGAGGCGCGCGATCTGGTAACCATTCAATCCGAACGCCTCTACCAAATGCTGCACGAGTTTGGAATCACGGAAGACACCAAGCTGCGCGTGCCGAAGATCGTGCAGCGTGGCACCGCTGACATGCAGCGCGGGTTCCTTCAGGCGCTGTTTGATGCGGATGGCTCAGTTCAGGGGTCAAACAAGAATCCTACGACAGTCATTCGGCTGACCTCTATCTCGGATGACTTGTTAATCGGTGTACAGCAGCTTTTGTTGAACTTCGGCATCGCTTGCCGCATCTACTGGGAACGCCGACCTGCCGGCTACCGTAAACTGCCGGATGGCAAGGGGGGCTTGAAGCGCTACTGGTGCCAGGCGTATCACGAGCTAGAAATCTCAAAAGCAAATCTGCAAGTGTTTGCGGACGAAATCGGGTTCCTCCGTGATGTCCACCAAGGTAAGCTACGAACGCGCCTTGCCGCCTACATCCGACCACCACAGGCCGAAAAGTTCACTGCACGCGTGTTCAGAATCGAAAGCGATGGTGTAGAGAAGGTCTACGACGTCACCGTTCACAACACCCACAGCTTCGTAAGTAGTGGAATTTGCTTAGCAAATTGCGGTGAGCAGAGTTTACCAGCCAACTCGGTTTGTAACTTGGGTCACATCAATTTAGCACAGTTTGTTCGTGCCTCCAGTGAAAATTTCCCAACCAGCTCCCGCACCAGCGAAGACGCGCAGCGAGCCTTCAATCTGCCGCACTTTAGGGACGTCGTAGCAACGTGCGTTCGTTTCCTCGACAACGTGATTGATGTCGAGAATTTCTTTATCCCTGCCGTCGAAGAACGCCAACGTGCTGAACGCCGTGTTGGCCTTGGCATTCTTGGCTACGGAGAGCTGCTAGTACGTCTTGGGCTTCGCTATGGATCTGACGAGGCGGTCGACTTCACGCACTGGCTTTTCCAGCAGCTCGCTGAAGCCAGCTATAGAGCGTCTGTTGACTTGGCAAAGGACCGTGGTGAATTTCCGCTATTTGATGCTGAGAAGTTCCTCCAGTCTGGCTTCATGAAGGGCATGCCGTCAGAAGTACGCGACGCAATACGCGAGCACGGTATTCGCAACGTCACATTGAATACGATCGCGCCAACGGGTTCCGTGGGCACCGCGGTTGGCACCACTACAGGCATCGAACCCTATATTGCCTTGAATTGGCTAGCCCGTAGTCGCGTTGGTGAAGCAGCGGAAAAAGCCAACGTGATGGAAAAGCTGGAAGAGAAATTCGGTGAGCGTAGCAATTGGCCCGACTACTTCGTAACCATCGCCAACATCACGCCATCGGAGCACGTCAGAACGCAAGCAGCAGCGCAGCGTTGGATTGATTCCTCCATCTCCAAGTGCGTTACCGGAGATACCCTGATAGCGACAACGGACGGACTTATCCGTATTGCATCGCTGCACCAAGGGGAAGCGGCCGACAGTTTCAGAGATGCAGAGCTAGAAGTGGCTTCGGTAGGACCGAATCAGAAAACGTCTGCCTTCTATTACGGCGGACCTAGGACGGTGAAGAAGGTAGTCCTTCATTCTGGTCATACCGTGAAAGGCACGGAAAATCATCGACTGCTTGTCGGCACAGTAGACGGTCTGCGTTGGGTAAGGATGGATCAAATACAAGAAGGCGATCTAGTAGCCGCCCGTTATGGCGCGGATATTTGGTCATCGCAGCCGTCAAAATTTGCTGACTTCTCCCCAAGCCAAAAATATGGAAATCAGAAGTCCGTTAAGCACCCGATTGAGATGACTGAGGACTTGGCCTGGCTTCTGGGTGCCTACGCGGCCGAGGGCCATACTACACAATCCACTTGGACAATCACCATCACAAACTCAGTAGAGGCGGTGCTACAAAAGGCCGTAGCTGTCTGGGAATCAGAATTTGGCGTTGCTGCACGCATAACTCGACAGAGCGGGAAATGCCCTGGTGTAGAAGTCGCCTCAAAAGAAATCGTAGAATTCTTTGACTACCTTGGGTGTGGCCATAGATCGAACGAAAAGCGGATTCCGGAGGTGGTACTACGCTCTCCAAAACCGATGGTTCTAGCATTTCTACAAGGTCTGTTTTTGGATGCCTACACTACTGATGGCACGCTAACAAAATGGGCCATCTGCCTAAATTCCAATGGCATGTTGGATGACCTACAAGCGATCCTTACCAACTTGGGTGTTATTCACAGCCGAATCTCCAAGTACAACCCTGACTACGACAAGCATTATGACGAAGTGTACGCCTGTGGATTAGACGCGCAGAAGCTCATGTCCATGGTGCCGTTCATGGAACCGGACAAGAAGGCACGCGCGGACGCCATTCTAGCAAAAGACCTTAGTAGCTGTATCAACAAAGCAGACATCGTGCCTGTTGACCGCCGTGCTTTGCATGAACTGATTCCACATGGGAAACGGAAAGCCTTCGGCGCTGCGCTACGAAATGTGAATACTACGTTCCCAAGCCGGCATACGATTGAACGGTTTGCCGCAGCGTACCCAAACGCGCTACCAGATTACGTGAGAACCATCTTGGACAGCGACCTGCATTTCAGCCCCGTGATGTCGATTGCGGACGACGGTGTGCAGGAAGTTTTTGACCTATCCGTTCCTGACAACCATGCTTTTGTAGGAAATGGGATCGTAAACCACAACACGGTCAACCTACCGCAGAGCGCTACCATAGAGGACGTGAGCGAAGCCTACCTGGAAATGTACCGCCAAGGTTGCAAAGGCGGAACGGTATATCGTGACCGCTCACGCGATCGGCAGGTGCTCTACACTCTCGATGAACAGCCGGCAATCGTCGAAGAGCTTACCACTGCGGAATTTGAAGAAGCAGCGCCTGAAGGGTGCCTGCGCCCGCGGCTGTCTGTCGGCATCGCGCCATTGTTCACGCAAGACACGCCGGTCGGGCATATCCATGTTGCCATTCGGCATCATCCTGACAATCATCAACCGTACGACATTTTCGTCGTGAGTGGCAAAGGCAACGTCGGCGCTGATGTGCAGGCATTGGCACGATTGATGTCGATGATCATGCGGTGGCCCAACAACGCACGCATCAATCAGACCACGCGACTGGAAATGATTCATCATCAGCTGCAAGGGATTGTCGGCCACGGCCAAGTGGGCTTTGGCCCCAATGCTGTCGTCAGCTTGCCCGATGGTATCGCTCGGTCCATCCGGCGATACCTCGAAGGTGAGTACCCGCAAACTGTACCGGCCGATACACTTGACCCCGCCCTGAAGACTGTTTTGGCTAAGCTGATACAGCATCAAGGCAAAGACACCACGCTAGAAGCCATCCTGAGCCTTCTGGAGGCGTCGGCGAGCAACAACAATGGGATGGCCCCAATAGAGCTGACGTCCGCTGACGGCGCCTCTGAGGCGCTGCATTGGGACGTGCCGAACGACTTCAGCTTCCCCTACGACATGTGCCCTAGCTGTGGGCGGACGACGCTGCTACGGATACCTGGTAAGTGCGCAGATTGTAAGGAATGTGGATATTCTGCGTGCTAAGCTAGTCCATTGACTAAGATCATCCACCAAGATCATGACCATGCCCCACGAATCACAGCACGTCAAAAAACGGACACCAACGGATGAATTTGAGGCCATCGAGCGGCTAGACCGCCTGTTTGAGGTACGCCTCGACAGCACGGATGCACCGTTAGAGCCGGGCGACTTCATCACGTTCGAGGAATGGGACCAGCAGCAGCGCCAGTACACCGGCCGCCGCATGTCCTACCGAGTTAGCTACGCCATCCACACCAAGGAGCTGGCTTCACGTTATGGGTGGTCGGAAGACGACATCGCTAAGCGTGGAATGAATCTGTATGGATTGGTTCCACCAGACTATCGACGGATGCGCAGCGTTTTTGCGCACGCGTTCGTCATCGCCCTTGTCGTCCAAAAGTTCGATTCTGATCGCCAATGGGAGCTGGTAGAAGGCCCCACATTTTTACCTTTTTTGCTGTGCCCTACCATCGACATCAGCTCACTGATATCTTTTTCCAACATCGACCGGTGGCCTGCGGGGATTTACTCCGTCCACTGGATGATTGACTTAGACAACCCGGAGCATGTTGGGATAGCAGAAATCAAGATTGTCGACATGCTGGTGTGGACGTGGACGTCCTATCTCGAAAACGAAATTGAAGAGGAGCGCACGCAGCTCTTCTTGCAAGAGCTAGACCCGCAAGCATTGCGAAATGGTGATACGATCAACATTGACGGCAAGAAGCTTATCCCTGCGCATCCGGACGAAATTGGCGCTTTGTACGGGGCTGACGAAGAGGATGACGATGGGAATGTGGATATTGAAGATGAAGGTACAGATGACGATTTAGCTGAAGACGATGACCCTTGGAGTACGGCGCGCTACGAAGCTGCCGCTGGCAGTGATGAGCGGCGCTCGCAAGAATTCATTCACAGGCTCCTCCATGGGAAAATATCAGACGATGAACTAGAACAGGCCATGTTCGACAAGGACGCAGGAGACGTATAATGACCGAACATCCATGGGAAGAGCGGCCAGCTTGGGTAGTGTTGATGCTACTATCCTCCAAAGCTGATGTAGATCGCGCTGCGGCGGCGTACTTCGGCCCAGACAAAGCAGCTAGCGAAACATTCATAGCGGAATTTGGGATCGACCTAACGCAGTTCATCGGGCACTACTTGGAGGTCGATGTGGCCGAAGCCCCCATGGGACCGTTCGTCAAGGGACGTGTGCGCCCCATCGTCAGCATTAGCAAAGATGGGGAAAAGTACCGTCCTCGGGTATTCAGCCATCAAGAAGGCTTGTTCAACACAAACACAGGATTGGCGTGGGTGTCGGTTGAGGATTGGGAAAGCCTAATCGGCGCATGAACAAGAAATCCCAAACCGAATTATTCGCGCCGCGCTTTAAGGGCAAGGCCGCTGAGATAATCGACCTCAGCGAAAAAGAGCACGAGGCCATCGCTTTACGTATTAGCGATGAGCAGGCGCTCCTTGTCATGTGGGACGTAGACGAGTCTGGAGCGCGCCGATTCCGTATCCGTATGCTGGGCTTTGACAGTAATGGCCGTCCCATTTTCAAACAGTTCCGCCAGAACGAAAAGGCCACTGCCTTCATGGGCGAGATTGCCATCATGGGTCCTGGAAGCTCCGAACTATGGTCGTCGATGGGCTACGAAGATCCAGATGACATCGACGCCGAAGGCAACATCACCAACAAACCGCGGGAGATCGTAATCATCCCGGTACAGGATTATTGATGTCAGACCAAGAGGACTTTGAACGTGTAAAGCCCTTGTTGTCAGTCCGTGACGAGCCAGCAGGCACCATTTACACACCGCCTGATGGGCAGCCCGTCGACAATGAAGGCATCTATCTTCCTGACGATCCCAGCGTGATGACCGACAGGCTCGTCAACTGGGAACGGCGCTTTCTCCTGCCGTTGGCGCAAATCGTTTCCCGTGTTTTTCGCGTCCTTCCAATCACGGATGATGTGTACCGCACCTTGCCACAGGATACGCGGAACTCGGTACTGTGCGTTGTGCTCAGCCGCTCCGAAATTCAGCAAGTCGCCGGAGCGGACGCCATTCGCTGGCCGGCTATCCGTGTCGTTGTGAAGCAGTATGAAGTCGTTAGGATCAACGTAGTCTGCGATTTCAGCCGCAAAGTCTGCGACGTCGAATTCATGGACTTGTGGCGCAACGCAAAGCCCGGCTACGAGCGCATTATCGATCCCAATGGTCGTGCCATTGGCCCTCAGACCATCTATCAAATTCTCACACGCTACGCGGCCATTGAAGGCATTTTGCCCAGCGTGATGATCCCTTCGGTGCGCTGATGGCCAATCCACGTACCAGTGAAAGTTTAGAAGCGCTGCTTGCCGACCTTGCCGAAGCAAAAAAGCGCTGTGCTAGGGACGAAGAGCAGCTACAAACACTGTGGCAATTGGTGCACCACCTGATCTTGTTGGAAGACCCACGCATCGATGCTGTTCTGCAAAAGTTGAACATCACATTCACCGTCGACGGCAAGCAGATTTTCCCCCGCCACAAGCCGCTGTCTCCTACCGTTATCTACGACACCAAAACCAATTAAAATGCCGAAAATCGTCCTCGCTAACCAGTGTTTTGTGCCCGAATCCATGATAACGCGAGATGATTTACAACGATGGTATTACGAATGGGAAGAAGACGTTGTCGAGGACAAGCTGGACGAAAATGGTGTGGTGATTTTTGACGGTGATGGTAAACCCATGACGGTGCGCACCAAGGTGCAAAAATCACTGAAAACGTATGAATGGGTAGTGGATGACAGCGGCCGGCGTTGGGTTGGTCTGCCACGCGGAAATTTCAACAAAGTGCGCCCGCTGTTGCGCGCCAACCGAAAAGACGTCGTAGACCTACGCTGTCACGCGCCGCTCGATCTCGGAATGGCTATCAACAAGAGCACGCGTTCTGATCCGCGTTGGAAATCACAGAAGGATGCAGTCAAAGAGTGGCTGCAATATGGCTGGGGAATCATCCGTGGGGAGCCTGGTAGCGGAAAAACCACAATGGGCATCGCTGCCATTGCCGCCGTCAAGCAGCGCACGCTCATCTTGTCTGCACGGCGCGACGGCAACACGCACTGGATTAACCAGTTGCGCAAGCACACCAACTTGCAAGAGATAGAGGAGCTAGAAGGGCGCGAACTAGTAGGCGTCTACAAAGCGAAGAGAAACCGCATCTGGCCAATCACTGTGGTGACGGTGCAATCATTCCTGCATGACAAGGGGCACGGGCGCCTCGCTGAGCTGCAACAGAAATTCGGTATGGTGCTCATCGACGAAGTGCACGAGTTCGGCTCGCCAAAATTCTCGTATATCCTGAGCTGCACCAATCCTCGCTACATCCTAGGTGTAACCGCCACGCCAAAACGTAGTGACAGAAAACACCACCTGGTGTATGACCTCGTGGGTCCGGTTGTAGCCCAAGCAAAATCAAAGCAGATGAAGCCAAAAGTCACGTTCATTCTTACAGGCGTCATGGCGCCGGAATGGATTTACAAACAGCCATTTCCTCCGCACTACCGCTGGCAAAAGTGCTTGGAAACGCTTGTCGCATCCGAAAAGCGCTACGACATCATCATACGGGAGCTGTTGCGGGACATCGAGCGCGGGCGCATCATCGCCTGCGTCTCTGAGCGACGAGAAGTCGTGCAGCGCTTGTTTAGCACGCTGTGCGACCGCGGCGTGGATAATGTCGCGTACGTAGACGGCGGCACAAAAAACCGCGAAGCGATATACGAGTCCGTGCGTGATGGCCAAGTGCAAGTGCTGTGCGCCGGGAAGGTGCTGAACGCTCTGGTTGACATCGCGGTGCTCGACTGCATTCACCTGGTGACGCCGGTGAACAACGAAAAGAGCGTGAAGCAGATTTACGGACGCGGAAACCGCTGGTTTGAAAATAAGGTGACGCCGGAAGTCAAAGACTACGTAGACCAAGGCGGCCAGCTGACGGGAGCGTTCAAAAATCGCAACCGTATATGTCTGGAGAATGACTGGCAGACCGAAGTAATAGACGGCGCGCGCAGTTCTTTCTGGAAGTAAGGTGGGTACTTGAGTAGAATGGCGCGATGACACAAAACGTCAACAAGACCAACAGCTCAGAGGTTATGCATAACCTGCGCTTGGCCGGTAACGATACTGAACGGGTATTGGCCAAAGCAGGCATACCGCGCCGATTCTGGCACTTGTCCATTTCGCAAATCAACTTCATCCCTACGCCATTTTACGGTGCTTCGCTGTCTACTATTGCACAACGGCACTGGGTGAACTACCTGGTAAAGTCCACGAAATGGAACCGCCATCGAGTGGTCGTCATTGGCTCATCGCCAACCGATGAAGGTGCAATAGCGCTTGCGTCGTACATTCTTGAGCGCGCGGCGCGCAGAAACTGCCCTGTGATGTTTGACGACGTGGCCCACAATGAGCGCACATGGTACGACCCATACCCGTACTTCTTCGCGCTTCAGAACGTCACGAAGAACATCACAAGAGAGCGCAGCATTTTAGTTCGAGATGCGATGCGCAGGTTTTACAGCGCCACGACGATCATTTGCGTGGCAGGAATCACCGATCCGTACAAGTTCGCCTGCAACCATCTAAATGTGTACCCAGATGCAGCGCTGCGCGTCATGGACATCGTGACCCCGCCATGAAGCAAAAAGCACCGCACATTGAAAACTCTGTACTTCTTGCGCTGCTGGAATCCAAAGACGTTGACGTAAGGGCGCTGATTCTCAAGCAGCTAACCGTCGACGACTTTGGAACGGACTGGGGTCGAGAAGTCTTCGAGCGTATCCTACTTTTACGCAGTCTCAATAAGCCTATTGGAGGCGTGTTAGACGTTGCCGAAGACCCTGCTATTTCCGAAGAAGCCCGTACTTGGCTGCGCAGTACGCCAAAGAACCGGCGCGTGGCGCGCACTATCAGCTTAGACAAAATAGAATACCGCGTTGAAGTGCTGCACCAGCACAGTAAAATACGCGTTCTGTCAAAAGGAGTGGACGACATCATCAAGGTCGCCGAAGGCAAGCAGCTGACGCCAGACATGGAACGATCCATTATCAAAAGTCTGGAAACCATGCACAACGCTATGCATCGTACCAGTGAGGCACAGCCCTTCTTGCACCTTGGTAAGCGGGCAAGCATACCGGAAGTAAAGTCGCTAACTGAGGAACTCCTAGACCCTGAACAGGTGCACTTTATTCCAACCGGATTTTCTGCTATCGACGAGCACATGCATGGCTTTGAACCGGGAACGTTGGTCGTACTATCCGGTCCGCCAGCCGGTGGGAAAAGCCTGGTAGCCAATACAATGGCGATAAACCAGTACAAGATATCAAAGTGTGACGTGTGCGTCGTTTCGTTGGAAATGAACAAAAAACAGCAACTACGCCGCATGATCGCAAACTTGACGCAGTTCAACCACAACTTGGTACGAGACCCCTCCAAATTACGAGAAACACAAATAGCGCACATCAAGCAAGAGATGCGAAGATTCGTTCAGTGGGGTAAAAAACGCGACTGTGAATTCACGATTCGCGATGTCGCTAACACGGACTATACTCCCACCAAGTTGGAAAATGAGCTGGCGCAGTTTCATTACGACGTCATTTACGTCGACTACATCACCCTACTCAGCACCAAAGAGCACAAGACACTTTGGGAAATGCAGATGGAGTTCAGCCGGCAACTGCGTGTCATTGCGCAAAAACTCAACTGCGTAATGGTGGTGTTGACACAGCTGAGCGACGATGAGAAAGTCAAGTATGGAAGGGCTATCGAAGAAAACGCAGACTACTGGTTCTGGTGGAACTGGGATGCGCAGAGCCGGGAGTATGGTGAGACCGACATCCTGCTACAGAAAGCTCGGCATGCGGAAGGCTTCACAAAATTCCGGACCCATTTTAAGTTCGCCGAGATGCGCGTCACCGTGTATGGCAAGAACGAAGCCGGCTTCGTTCCCGACAATCTGAGAATGAAAAAGGGAATGGCCAGCGGACCAACCGCAGGAGGCTTCTAAGCAGATGGCTACGCCGCGCGAACGATACGCACGCGGTCCCGCTCGACGACAACGATGGACGTGTCGGCGATCCGAACGCCTAGCTGCTGCCAGACTTCGGGCGACCGCGGAGCACGACGGAGGCGCTCCAACTGCTCTGGACTTACCGAGAGGTACTTGCCAGAAGTATTTGAGCTGTAGTCTTCCATACAATGCTAGAATGACACCGTAATACCAAATGTCAAGATGAAAGCGCTATTCACCATACCACGTCGTCCGCGGGTGCTCTTGTTCGATTGGTCGAATGTCGTAGCCCGCGCGTACAGCATCGTCGATGGGAACGGTTTGCTCCTGCTGTGCAAGATGCTCCGCAGCTACCGCCGCAAGTTCCCGTACTGGCAATTTGCCTTCTTCCTTGAAGGCTCCGGTGTTGCGCAACGTCGCAAAATCTTTGCGAATTATAAGCAACAACGCGAAGGAGATGGGCCTACAAAAAGGCATCCCGAGTCGATCGACTTATTGGAATGTTTGACCGGAACCGTGGTGCAAGCAGCCAAGGGAGAATCCGACGACGCCATCGCCAGCTACATTGCGCAGCACTGCCAAGACGCCGCAAAAGTCGTCATCGTGTCCGAAGACCGTGACCTCTGGCAGCTCATCAACCGCCAAGTTCATGTGCTCACTCGCAAGGGGGAGATCGCTCCCGAAGACTGCCAACAGTTGCTAGGTGTCCCGCCGGCCAATGTCCGAATGCTGAAGGCCCTTAGCGGAGACACCTCAGACAACATCCCAGGTGTGCCGCGCGCCAAGCGCAGTACCCTCCAACGTCTTGCCAAGCGCTGCGAGACCTTGAAGGAACTGGGTGCCCTCCTGGATGCAGATGAGCTACAAGCTAAGGAAGCAGCTAGAATCATTAGCTTTCGTAGCCAAATCATTTGCAACTGGAAGGTCATCGGGCTACGGTCTGACTTGAAGCTGACCATCACAAAACACAAGGAGCCTGCGAGCGTCCTGGTCGACTACCTCGCATCCCAAGGCCACCGACTAGACCCACGAGACGCGAAGCTCATAGCCGAGGAGATGTAGATGAAAGCCACAGTAGACACCAAAATCCTGCGGTCAGCGCTCAAGAGCATGACGGTGCTCCATGGATTCGGCAAGCAGAGCGCCGGAGAGGGCTCTCAGGGCTGCTTGTTGACTGTCACGGATAAGGACACCCTCGTCCTGGAAACGACCAATGGCGGGGCTTACATCAAGCGAGTCATTCCTGCCCAGACCCTGCGTGCTGGCCAGGTGGCGGTCGACGGCGCCCAAATCCTAAAGCAGAATCTGTCGGGAACCGTCACTCTGGAAAGCTCGGGTAGCCAGCTCCGCTTGAGCTTCCGGCAGAGCGCCAAGGCCGAGATGGAGGTCGAAGCCTCCTTGGCCGAGATGATCATCGACAGCCGGCCTCGCGGAAAGAAAAAGATGGCCGAGATGCCGTTTGCGCTATTCAAGGCCGCTGTGACCGCCGTCACCTACCCTTCCGTAATGAAGGAGCAAGAGCTGCACGTGCAAATCCGTCTGCGTCGAGGCAAACGCCGTAGTCGTCTCGAAGTGAGCGGCATCGACAATATCTCGTACGCTTTTTACCGGGCGATTGCCACCGACATTAAGGTCGAGTCCGACGACTTTCGGTTCATTCTTGGCTCCGACTTGCTCAAGAAGGCGCTCGCCGAAATCGATGCCGAAGGCGCGATGTTCATCGGTTTGGGGCGCGATGACACGGCAATTTTCATCGCCGAAAATTTTGAGCTGCACCATCCGAAGCTCGACGAAGACTGGATCGACATCGAGCATCTAATCGAAGGCGAACCGGATGGCTGGTTCGAGATCACGCACAAGCAGCTGCTGGGGGCTGTCGATACCGTGCGGCGCATTGACGCACCACCGGATGCACCGTTGCGTCTTACCGTCGAGTATCTTCCCACCAACGGCGCAAAGTCGAAGAAAAAGAAGAAGGCCAATGAGGAGAAAAAGGTGCGCATCTCGACGGCGTCAAATCGAGCACAGCTTCAGGAAGACCTCATTGTGCTGGACGCCGCGGTTCCAGAGGGTGACCTGTCCTATCAGACAAGCGAAACAACCTTGTCCAACTTTTTGAAGCTCCTCCCAAGCGAGCTTCCACTTAGGCTGGAGTCATGGGAAAAGCACTGCATCCGCGTAATGCCAAACGGAATGAAAAGCGGAACAAAGGTAGAGTACATGCTACCGATGTTCTCAGCCGAGGACTAGCAAACCTCGACAACATCTTGGGCTGCTGGGAGCAGTTCGATGAAGAGTTCTTCGTCGAAGTCGACCAAGCATTCGTGCTGCGCCTAAAATCGGTTCTGTACGGAGAAGAGGTCTACGTAAAGAATCTGGCACAACATGGAAATGTCCGACTGCTTGGCGTATTTGGCCGCCGGGTGCGGCGTGAGCGCATGCTTGGCTACATCGTCGAATTCGTGGGTTCGCCTATCATCCACGGCTATACATGGTTCCTCGCCCTCAGCTACACTGCGGCGACGGATGTACGGCGGAAGCCATTGCGCTACCTGTTCACCGACGAGAATATTCGGCTGGCGCGCGCTGGAATTGGCGTAGAGGAAGGTGGGATGCAGAAGTTTGACTATTGGGTTGGCTACCGCGATAAGGACCGGCAGCACGACGAAGAAGGCGCCGCTGGCTCGGTCGCCATCCACACCTCTGGTGGATGGAGAGCGGGGCTATGAGCGAGTCGAGCTGCCCACTGATGGAAACCTAAGACATGGCCATCAGCCTAAAAGGTATGACGCCGCAGCAAAAAGCCGCCGTTCGTCACCGCGAAGGGGCTGCCATCGTTATCGCCATTCCGGGAAGCGGTAAAACAAGAATAATTACACACCGGATCGCGGACCTCATCGATGATGGCGTGCGTCCGGGTGAAATCCTTGCCGTCACCTTTACCAACAAAGCCGCCGACGAGATGAAGACGCGTGTCCGTGGCATGATCGGGAAGGTAGCTAACTCGGTTTGGATATCCACCTTCCACAGCATGTGCGTGCGGATGCTGCGTGTAAACCCCGTTGAGTTCAACGTACCGAGGAAGTTCACTATCGCAGACAGCGACACGTCGGTACAAATAGCAGCACAAGCGATTGCGTACGTCACTGGTGAGACCATTGAAGAAGTAAAGCAAACGGACAGCGCGTCCATGATGGCAAAAGTCATCGAGGGCTTGAAACGTAATGCACGTCGTCCTGCCGATGTGCGGAAGACAAACAAAAAACTCTACAATGTGTACAAAAAGTACGAGGGGCTTCTGTACGACAACCAGATGCTGGATTTCAGCGACTTGATACTGCGCGTCGTGCTTGGATTCCGCGAAAGACCTGACTTGAGAAAATCCTGGTCCGAACGCTTCGTTCACATGCTAGTGGATGAATATCAGGACACGAACGCCTCACAATACGAGCTGGTGAAACAGCTATCTTCCGTCCACGGTAATCCGTTCGTGGTGGGGGATGATGACCAGAGCATTTACGGTTTCCGAGACGCCGACATTCGGAATATCCGCCGGTTCGAGCGCGAGCTAAAAGCAAAGATTTACCTGTTGGATCGAAATTTCCGTTCGACAGGCAACATCACCGCGGTGGCCAATGCAGTAATTCAGCACAACGACCGGTTCATCGACAAGGTGATCACTCCGGTAAAGGATGCAGGACGGCCGGTGCGACTGATCCGGGCCCACGACGAAAATCATCAGGCTATGTTCATCGTGGACGAAATTTCCGCACTGGCCAAGCGCGACCCAAATGTCTACGGGAAAACAGCGGTACTGTACCGTACAAATGTGCAATCCAGACGTATTTCAGACAGGATGACCGGGCGTGGTATGCCACACCGTGTGCTTGGCGCGCTGACTTTTTACCAGCGTGCCATCGTCAAAGACGTGCTGGCATACTTATCCGTACTACACAATCCGCGAGACAACGTCTCCTTTACGCGTCTGTACAACAAACCCATACGAAAAATCGGCAAAGTGGGCTTTGCTGAGTACACACAAGCAGTAGAAGCCTACAACGAAGACAACGGCAAAAAGCTGTCGCTGTACCAAGGTTTGGGTAAGCGCTGCTACAGCGAAACGGTTCGAGGCGCCGCTGCCGCTGGATTCCAGCAACTGCGCGCAGTATTTTCGCAGCTGCGCAAACTGCCTCATGACCATGTGTGCCTCTTGATAGATCACATCATCAAGCATACGCGAATTCGTGAAATCGCTGTAGAGGCAATGCAGAAGACAAAGTCCGACGCGCAGCAGCGGAAGTACATGGACCAGGTGGATAATCTGGACGAGCTGCTGATGGTGGCATCGGAATTCGACGACGATCCGGGCGGTGGACTTTCAGCGTTCCTGGAGTACGTAGCGCTCATGCAGAACGACTCCGCACGTAGCAAAGAGGACGACGAAAATCGCGTGACGCTGATGACGTGTCATCGCGCTAAGGGAACCGAGTTCAAGCACGTGTATTTGATTGGCTCGGTAGAAGGCTTATTCCCGATGCCCTATCGTGATCCGGAAGAGACCATCGGGAGCTTTGAGGACGCGAATGATCCAAGCAACGAAGGCGTAGGTAACGAAGTACAACAGCACTACGAAGAAGAGCGCCGTGTTTTCTTTGTTGGGATGACGCGCGCCGAAGACCACCTTACGCTGATAGCGCCTGCATGCCGGCAAGTACGGTCTGGAAATCAAGACACTATGCTGTCGCGATTTGTCATTGAAGCCAGAGAATCCGACGTAATAGATGAGATCGATCTTACAGCGCAAGGAGATGGCTACAGAAATGCCAGATACCGTTAAGCTGCTCACGTTCGATGTCGCAACTGGAGCAACTCGTATGGCGCGTGAGGGAGACGATGCGCTGCTGTACGGATTGGACGACATGCAGTTCATGCGCATTATTCGGAAGTCCGCAGAATATCCTACGCCGCCAGAAGTTGTCGTCGATCCTGACACCAATCTTCCGCTGCGCCCATTGTACTTGAACGGAGCGACAGGAAAGGCCGTTCGCGCCGTACCAATTTCCTGGACTGAAGGCCGTCCATATCAGGTGTAGAACGATGCCAAAGCTAAAAGCATACAACACACCAAGCGGCACCGTGTATCAGTTCCGCTGTCCAGGTTGCGACGCTGCACGGCATTCCGTGAACGCTACTTGGAAATTCAATGGCAACATGGAAGCGCCAACGTTTTCGCCGTCTATTTTGGTAACAGGTGGCGGAGATTCGAGCTATCGCTGCCATAGCTTTGTGGAAGACGGAAAAATCCGCTTCCTACAGGATTGCTCGCACACGTTGGCGGGAAAGACGGTGGACTTACCAGAATGGACTGATTGACAGATGCCAGATAAAAAAGTGCCCCTGGTAGTGGAAAGGAACACTACCAGGGGCGGGGCCACAAGGACCTTGGAGAAAAGCAAGACCTAGCCTACCACGCGTGCTAGGACTGTTCAAGCACAAAATGTTTTCCCTCAGCTTGGGTCCAACATCGCGGCACCAGAACGGTGCGCCGCTGACGAGCCACCTCCCAGAACGCCAAACACGCGGTCTAGACGAGGCTGTAGGCTTGCAAGGACCCCGGAAGGCCCGATACTCGCGCTGGTTCAACACCGGCCGCTGGTGGCGCCGCTGCCCCGAGCAGATAGCCGTGTGGCTGGAAACCGTACCCGCTGCGGGCGCCACCATTCTCGGAATCGCCACACTCAATCGAGAGCCAGTAGGCCGCACCACACTTCTCAACCGCTGGAAACCACACCAGTATCTACAGTCCACCCGCGCTTTCTACTGGGATCTGAATGACGCGGAGCACGTCCGTGCACTGTTCCAGACGATGCGTCACCTTGGCGCCATGCAGGCCGGCATCGAAGCACGGCTGCCACGGCATGGACTACAGGGTCACGAACGCCGTGAGCTGTGCCGCAGTCCCATGCCCCACTTGTGGACTCGCCTGGGCGATATAGTCAATGGGCATGAAATCGTTGAACTAATTGAGAAAACCCACGAAGGGCGAACACCCGAGCGGCTGTACCGCGTGTACCGCGAGCAGCATACGAACGGTGGGCTGAAGACTTTCTTCAACGAAGCCACCGAGATATCCATCGCTCCCAAGGCAATAGAGCCCCTGCTAGGCGCCATCAGAAGCTTGCTGTGGGGCTTGCGCCATCGGCTGAAGGGACGACCACAGGATGAGGAAGCTCAAACCAGAGGGCGCTCTCCGCGCACCTGGATTGCCCGACCACATGCGCTGCTAGATCGCCTGGCCAGCCACTACCATTGGCTGGACTTCATCCAGGAACCCTACCTGTGGGATATCAACGTACACAAAGCGTGCCGGCGGCTGCGACCGAACGCGCCAACACGAGCACGGTGGTGGGACCCCAAAGAGCCTGTCAGCTTGGCAGGCTACAGTGCCCGCTACCTGAACCGCGCACTCGCTTGTCACGCAGGTCAGTTGCGGTGGGATCCCTATTGGGGAAGTCAGTACCGGGCCGAAGAGGACGCGGCACGAGCAGTGATGGAAGGTTGGCAGCAAACCATTGTGTTGCTGATGAACCTCGCACTCGTGCTGGTGCTGCTGCGCCGTACGCGGCAACCGAAGAAACCAGCTGAAAGCTTTCTACGACCGCGCCGGTTAACGCATGTTGGCCAGTGCATTCGCATCAATTCGCGTGCGCGAGGACCGCCTAGAATTGCGCATGCCCATATGCCGTGCAAGAGCCGCGTTTGCGGCATGGATAGGTCTGTCCTTCGCTATATTTTTACCCGATCAGCGGCTTCACCTGCCATCAGAAGTACAATTTACGCCGATGCGGATCACGCCGGTAGGCCGGATGATGTCGCACTTTTTTGCCGGCAGCGTCTTGACCTTCGTTTTTTGTTTCGATAAAATATGAGACGTCTGTATTAGCCAAACGCAGCCTTCTTGTTGGAGCTACTATGCCGAAGAAAGACTTAGCAGCAAAAAATGCTGACGCCAAATTGGCGGCTATACGTGAGACACTTACTTCGGTTGGAGAGACGCTCATCGTGCCGAGCAACCTTCTAAAGGTATTGAAGTCACTTCTCAACACCAAGGACTTGATACCAAAGGTGCTTAACGCTGATGACAAAGCGTCGGTACGCCGAGCGCAAGCATCGCTACAGCAACTTCAGGAAGCGCAAGACAAGGCGGTGTCGATTCACTTCTCCATCCGCCGTCGTCTTGAGCTGCTGCTACAGATTGAATTGGAAGCCAAACACATTTTGCTTAGTGAACGCGTTATGCCAGACAGTGCATCTGGCCCACGGCAGCAAAACTGCCTTTTAGCGCAATTTCCTCAACTGGCACTTCATCACGCACGATGGAACGAACTCGATAAACTCTGTACATTGGTGCAGGTTCATCTAGGTCGAGCAATGCGAACCATTGAGCTACAAATGAAGCTTGATGACAACGTACGGTGGGCACAATACCGTAGTTGATGAGAAAAAGAAGTGTCAGTGTCCGAAAAGCCCTGGGACAGGTGTGCACAGGCACTGGGACGATTCAAAATCTTTCTTTCTGAAGGGGAAACCCCAAGGAGCCGAGCGGTAAAAGAAAGGAGCAGTGACTCCAATGAAAGACCCCTCGCCGCCGCCCCCGGCCGCGCCCGGCCACGACAGAAGGGTTATGGTTGATGGAAAACTTGCGAAAGACGCTACCGTCCACACTACCCAGACTGAGCAAGCCTCAGTTGAAAGCGCTTGAGGCGGTAAAGACCGCCAAATGTCTTCGGTTAGACAACACTAGTACAGTGAAATGGTCGACGGCTGCTTCGCTAGATAAGCTTGGTCTGTGCGTCATCGTCTGGGATAACGGAAATCACTGGGGACCTGCCGCGCTTGAAATGCGCTATTCTCCTTGGGCGCGCTGTTTTTCGCGGGGGCACTGGAAAGACGATACATTTGTCCAACCGGCTTGGGATGCGAAAGTAGCGGGCATAACGGAGATTCTCGATGGGCAGGAAAAGGTGGACGAGATGCGGTTAGCCTACGTTGAACACTTGTCTGATATGGCACGTCTGCTGGTGGAGGCAACCAGTGCAGTCAAGGATGAGTACAACCGCGCCACTGGATTGGCGTACATGTACCAAAGATGACATCATCCGATAAAGCAACGACCGTTGACGACCTTAGTGCTGCACTTCGCCAACGCTATCCCTCCGACGCCTACTTTTTGCTATTTGAGGTGCGCAACGCTACCGGATTTGGTGGCCGAACGCGCTTTGCAGACGCGCTAGCCTTGGGGCTGTGGCCTTCCCGTGGGCTGGAGCTGGAGGGCTTCGAGATGAAGGTCTCACGTAGTGATTGGCTACGTGAGCTGCGCAAACCCAACAAGGCCGAAGAGATATATCGCTACTGCGACCGCTGGTGGGTGGTGGCGCCGTCTGGCATTGTGCAAAAAGAAGAGCTACCACCGCATTGGGGGTTGCTCACACTAGGAAAAACGTTGCGCTGTGCTTTTCAAGCGCCTCGATTGAAGCCACAACCGCTAGATCGTTCCTTCTTGGCTTCTGTGCTGCGTGAAGTTCACCGACAGTTGTCTATGGAATCTATTATCGAAAAAGAGGTGGCGAAGCGGGTTGACGCGCGCTTGAAAGCTCTCAGCGATCTAAATAAGAAGCGTACCAACACCTCACGTGCGGAAACCAACTCCATATACGAAAAGCTTGCTGCCTTTACGCGCATGTCAGGTGTGCAGCTTAACGCTTGGTCGGATGAGGGTGAATTTGCGAAGGTCGGTGCGGTGCTGCGCGCTATTCGTACGCCTGACGTCAAAGCTTATTTGCTGAACGAGCTGACCAGAACGGCAACCAACATAGATCACCACGCACGCGGCGTAGCTAGGCAACAAGAATTGCTGCGTGATGCTTTGAAAGCTCTTTCAGACGTACAGGAGCACGACGATTGAGCGCGTTCTAGAGCAGGCTGTTGACCTTCTCTAGCTCGGCATGGATTCGTCGTAGCGCCATGATAGAACTCTTCCAGACAGTCCAGAAGCAGACGCAGGCTACGTCAATTCGTTTGAGCAGTCCTGCGATACCAACAAAAGCCCGCTAAACCATAGCGGGCTTTTTCTCTATCTGCCTCTTCTCCGTTTCAACTTGTCGGCGAAAACCAAAAACCTAGTCTACTCTATTTTAATCCTACCACAACATCACCAAAAGCCGGGCTTGCCCGACGACAACATCACCACCGGGTAGAGCCCGGCTGCGGCGGAACAAAAATCTCCGCCACTACCCACAACATCATCAAAGGCCAATCGGCCAACCACATCACCCAAACAACCGAAGTATGCCGCAGTTTCGATTGCGGCGAAATAAATACGCTGCCGATGGCAGCAATAGGAGAACAACATGGCTCTTAATCCTGGAGTCACTGCCCCCGGCGCAGCGGTATTCGCCAAGTACGACATGGCGCGTAGCCGCTTCGAGCACCGATGGGCATACGACATCGAGGCCGGGGTCAACATCCTCGAAGAGGGTTCGCTGCTGGTACGCAAGGCCGGCGCGGGCACGACCGAGGTTGTGGCCCCATCTGCTGACGCTGCTGGTGAAGTGCCCCTGGGCATCGCACTACACGGCGCCATCAATGCGGTCACCTTCACCAAGGTGATCAATGCAACCGTTCCGGCGGTTGCTCCGCTGACCATCAACACGGGTCTGACCAACATCACGACCTACGGTGCGGCTCCGCAGGTGCTGGCATACGACAACACCAGCGCCGCGTATCGTGTGACGGTGGTTGGTGCACCTGGTGCCAACCAGGTCGGCGTGACGCTCGCCAGCGGTCTGCTGACGGCAGATGCCGGTCTGGCCGGCCACAGCATGACCTTCACCATCCAGTGGACCCTGACGGCCCTGGAGTCGCAGCTTCTGCTGCGCGAGTCTCACATCAACCGCGGTGCTGAGGCCCTTTTCGGCCAGATCATCGTGGGCTGGGGACAGTGCGAGGTGTTCACCACGATGTACGACGCCGGTGCGACGTATGCCGTGGGCGATGTTCTCGACCTCGGTGCGGGTGGCATCTTCACCAGCACTGCCCGTGCTGTGAACAACGTTGCATTTGGCCGCGTGACCAGCGTTCCCACAACCGACGACCCCTACCTGGGCGTCTACTTCATCACGCCGTAAGGAGAAGCTGAGCATGTCCGTATTCGCTAAGAAGAAGACGGCCACCGCTGCTCCCCGGCTGGTGGACCGACAGGGTAATGATGTGGCGGATGGATTTTCCTTCCGCCGTAATCCCCGCAGCGGCTCGATCATGCGCGCCGGTACGGCTGGCAGCCTCGCCCCGCAGGGCGGCTCCCGCCTCGTTGGCGCCAATGGCGAGTACAATGCGTACAGCAAGCAGCAGCTCGTCGAAATCATCGATGGTCTGCTGTCGCAGGCAGCGAGCGGCGACGTTCGCCTCGACACGGGCGTTAGCCAGATCATGCAGCAGCGCATGGCGGCTCCCCGTGGCGTGACGATGGCGCCGAGTAACACCTGGAACCAGGAAGGTCACCTGGTTCACGCCGCGCTCGCGGATCGTTTCCCCGAGCACGGTGGTCCGTTCCACGTCCTGGGTGAAGTCTTCACGGACCAGATTTCGGAGACGATGGGCCGGCTGGGCTTCACCAACAAGATTTTCGCGCAGCAGGACATTCCTGAGCAGGGCACGGCGCGCGTTCGTGTTCGCCAGAAGGATGTCGTGGCGTGGGTGATGATGGCCGACGGTCACACCGCCGAGTCCAAGGTTCGCCAGCGCTACGTCTACCCGAAGGCGTTCGACATCAATGCCCTCATCATGATCTACGAGGCCGACATCCACGAAGCCGGCAGCGCGATCATCGAGGACAAGTACAACGACGCGCTCGAACAGACGATGGTCCGTGAGGACAACATCTCCAAGTTCCTGCTCGACCAGGCGGCGCCCTCGACCAACGACGTGATCGCGTTCAACGCCTTCACTCCGTCGGTCTTCGCCGAGCTGCGCGACCAGGTGTGGCGTTGGAGCCTCCCGGTTCCGCACGCCCTGATGAGCCGCGATCTGTGGACTGACCTCTTTGCCGATGCTGACTGGCAGCGTTGGTACTCGCCGATCGAGAAGCACGAGTACGCCGTCGAAGGCAAGCTCGGCAAGCTCGCCGACGTCGAGATCATCACCGACGGGTTCATCTACGACACCTTGCGGGTGCTTCAGCCCGGCGAGGTGTACTTCCTTTCCGCTCCGGCCACACTGGGCATGAAGTCCAACTTCACGGCTCTCCAGAGCGAGATGATCAACCAGCACATGCTGGGTCGCAATGCGCGCGGCTGGTTCCTCGCGCAGCGTGAGGCACTCACCCTGATCAACTCCCGCGGTGTGTCCAAGGGCCAGAAGGTGGTCTAACGACCTCCTGACGGCGTAAACCCATCCACTGAGCATGTCTTAAAGCCCGCGAGCGCATCGTCCTTTGCTCGCGGGCTTCTTTATATGCCCAGCTGAGTGTGCTAATTTAGCGGTCACCATCCAGGAAGGAAAAAATGAAATACCCCAACAGCATCATGGTCAAAGGCCACCGTTACGAAAAGGTTACGGCAGCCGAACCTGGAACTGCGTTGTCAAATGCTGCGCTTGGTGCCGCCGAGGATTTGTCAGCCATTGCTGTGTTGGCAGCTGCGCTGGAGAAGCAGATGCAAAACCTAGGTGACATGCCACATCATACACCGCAGATAAAAGCGCTCTCAACGCTAACATTGAGAGCCGCTACGCATACCGTTAAATCGCTAGAATCCGAAATCTCCGGTATTTTGAAGCAGCTTTCAGACATGAAGAAACGCGCTATGGATGTAGCGGACACGCTTCGCCACCAGATGCCGCAGCGCTGATTAAAGGGATAATTGGATGGCAAACGTACCCCGACGTGGCGGAATTCAGACGCAGCTCATGGTCCAGAAAAATCTTGAAAAAGATATTGACTGGGCACGTAAGCTACAAGAGCAGGAAGAAGCTCAGCGTCTGAAGGATGAAGAAAAGGCCAAAAAGAAAGAAGAGAAGGAACGCCAAAAGGCGGAGAAAGGACCCGGGATGCTATCCAAGTTGTGGAAGAAGCTGAAGGGCTCTGCCGACCTAACACTCGACAACCTACGCCGCGCCTTCCCTAAGCTTTCCGCCGTCGATGCGGAGCGCCTCTTCGATGACATCCAAGACGCCCAGGACTCCGCAGAAGTGTTGGCCACGCTACAGTTCGCCAACCGGATGCTGGCAGGTCATGGCGTAGAAGGCATGCGGGCTGAAGGGGTCACGTTGGGCCAGCCCTACAACGACCAAGTAGCCCTCTACGTCAACATGGGCGACGACAGCGCGCAGACGCTCCTCTTTGGAACCGAGGACGGTCGCTGGTACCTGATGTCCTATGCGGACTTCGAGGGGCAACAGGGGTCTCAGGAGAGCCAGGAGAGGCACGCTGCGCGAGAAGCCTTCATCCACCAAAATCCAGACGGCATCTCGGTCGAGATGTTTGAAGACGATACACTCTGCTTGGTGCACCAAGCGGCTGACTTGGAAGACGCCGAGCTGATGGCTCAGGAATGGGAAGCCTCTGGGATCCCCGAAGCGGACACACCACCATCATTGGAGTTCGAGGAATTCGAGGAAAACAACATGATACCTGCCAGCATTCGTTACCACGGCGCGCGCTACGAGTTGGTCGAAGCCAAAGTCCAAGGATGGTTCGGCTTCCAGCAAGATCCCAAGACGCTCACCGAAATGTGGATTAACGCTCACAAGGATGCTGACGTTGTAGGCGCTGTAGATGAAGCGTTCGGCTTATCCGGCATGAAGTCTACAGAAGCGAATCCACTGCGTGAGAAAATCATGCAGGTGGCAGCCATTCCCACCGAGATGGCCATGACGGCCATTTCCAAAGCGTTCGCCAAAGCGTCTCGGTTGCCCAATCCGTCGATGGCCAGCCAGCTCGACAAATATGGCGTGTCGATCAACCTGATTGACGATTCCATCGGCGTGGTCGGCGCCGCTGCTCTGTTGCAAGCGCTGGGCAAGGACGCTAGCCAATATGTGGCGGCTGCCAAGGATGCCATGGAAGAGTGGGTCGCCAGCTACGGTGAATTGTCGGCAAAGTCCGACAAGGTGAAGACGATCGACCCAATCAAGCTGACGCAGCAGTTCAATGACGCCATCGACAGCGCGCTGCAAAAGTCCACCAAGGATGTGGAGAAGCGCCTGCAAGCGTTGAAGCCGGCTGGAGAAGCCAAGGCCGCTTCGTCGGAGCGCATCATGTACCGTGGTGCCGTGTACGTGCGCACGGCCGTCAGCTATTGGTTCGGCATGGACGACGAGATGGAACAGCACATGGGGATCGACGAAATCGAACTCCCCGATGGCGTTCCCGAGTTGTCCGCGGCAGACCAAGAAAAGTTGCGAGAATCCTACCGCGACAAGCTGCGCAGCTATGCACCGGATCCGGAGTTTTTCCTTGACGTGGTAAAAAGTGCCGTAGACCGCGCCCTCACGGCGATGTATGAAGAAGCAGGCGCAACCCCTTCGAAGCATTACCTGATTAAGAACATCGGCGATGACTATGCCCATGAGGAATGGTTCGGCTTCATCGGCGGTGTACCCGAGTACAACTTCAAGGACGAGTACGGCCCAGAATTGGAAGCGGACCTTGGGATGTCGGAGGAAGACATCTGGAGCGTGCTAGACAATGCTGCTGATGAAGGCGCCACTGCCGAAGCAGATGCGCTTGAAGAAGCTGTCTACGATGCGTTCAAGCAGGCAAAGGCTGATATTCTTGAAGAGGCCAAAGAAATGGCTTCGATGTCCGATGAAGATGAGGACGACGTCTATGAAGACCCGCGGCAGACCAAGCTGAAGTTCGAGGGTCGCGCAAAGTCCCGGCGAGTACGGCACGCTGCACCGGCTGGGTATGTGGTGGAAATGTTCGAGGAACGCCGTGATCCGGAAGAGCCGGAAGACTACGAACAGCTACAGTATGCTGAACCCCAGCATTACGACACGATCGCAGACATCGCGCGCGACTGGACTAAGGGAAACTGGGAGGGCCTGTGGCGTGAAGACATCGCAGAAATGACCGATGGAGTTGCCATCTATAGCTATTTGGACGAGGACTACCACTTGCCATACGATCGACATTACCAGTTGTTCATCACGCGAGAAGATGGACAGCCGCTTTCAGAAGACGAGTACGACCAGATTGACAAAGCGTTCTCCTGAGAGGCTCAAGATGTACAAGCACATTCGCTACCACGGCCGTCTGTACCAAGCTGTATCGAGCGGCTGGCTCTACGCCTTGATGCACAAGTACCCCGGCGCCTTTGACCTGTTGGAGCCCTACCTCGACAATCCACCCACCGATGAAGTCGAGATCCAGCAGTTGACACAAGAAGCGCGCGACTGGCAGGAAGCGTGGGATGCTGGGCGTAAAAATGTGATCTGGCAGCCGCGCACTTCACAAAAGTCTCGCCACGCTGCTTCTGGCTATTTGGTGGAGGTTGTCGAAGAGCGGCGCGATCTGGAAAATCCAGAAGACTACGAGCAAATTCAATACACCGATCCGGAACACTTCGACACCATCGAAGACATCATCGAAGTCTGGACTCGTGGAAACTGGGTTGGAATGTGGGGGCAAGACATCTTCGAGCAGAACGGCAATTTGGCTATCGTGAGCTACGATGCTGAAGACTATGGCCAGCCATACGTTAGTCACTTCATGATGTTCGTTGAGCGCGAAGACGGAAAGCCAATGTCTGACTCCGAGATGGTCCAGTTTGAAAAAGCCTTCTCCTGAAAGGAAGCACGATGAAAACTAAAAAGAAAGAACAGAAAGAGCGGCTTTACTCTGTGCGCTGCTCATACACTGTTGATGTGGTCGTAAGCGCCGCCAGTAGCGATGCCGCGCGAAAGGTTGCGGAGAAGCACGCCGCCGGATCTGAATATGACGCAGACAGAGAGCAAAAGAGCGGAAAATGGGTAGCGGAAACCGCAGTACAAATAGAGTCTCTACAGGAATTGCCAGCATCGTGGTACCCAGAGGATCAACCATACACAAAGTACGGAAATCCGTATGACCCTGAGTATCCATACAGTGAGCCTACAATCGAAGAATACCTAAAGTGATAGATACCTGCTATGCCACTCTACGACGTTGAATGCACAGTTTCGATTCATCTTGTGGTGGAGTCTGCCAATATTGGCGCTGCTAAGGAAATTGCGGTGCAATCTGCCGAGACTGAATATGATGATCTACGTGTCGTAGACTGGTACGTCAGTGGTGCGCATCGTATTCGTGGCGCTAGCGATATTGGGCCTACCTGGAACATGGGTGACCAGCCCTATGATCGCCCTGGTGGGTACAAGTCTGAAAATACCATTGGCGAGATTTTGGGAAGAAGGTCTGCACACTATCGTCGCGCCGCGGATGACCCCTACGGTCAAGGTCTCGACCTGAAAAATCTGGAAGGTGAAAAGGGCGGACCCGCCACCACACCAGGATTTTATGGCCGCTATCCAGCCATCATGGATGCACTGTCCAATGCGTGGGTGGAGCTTGAAGCTGTACAGCATCCGGCCATGGATTGGTCGGAATTCGAGAAGCGCTACATGCTGAAAATCCGGCAGCTGGATGACGTCATCGAAGCCGGATCTGCGGATGCTCTCAAAGGTCGCCTCGTACCGTACTTGGTGGCGATGGGATATGATAAAGACGCAGCTGCACGTGTTGAACCGGAAGTCATCGACTTTGTAGAGACGCTGAAGACGGAGGAAGCCACCGAACGCGAGCGTGACGAATACGAATATCTCAAGGACATGGGGAGATGACACTCACCCTCAGCATGGCGCTTTTGATGGTCCTCTGCATCTACGCCATCAAGTGGCTCGGCGCACGACAGCAAGCATCGCACCTACCACATTTGCTGGTGCTGGGTAGCTTTGGTAGCATTCTATTGTTAGGCGTGCTGGCGTTGACGTTCATCTACGACCGTTACGAGCAGACGGATAAAGAGCGCATCGGTGCCGTGAAAAAAGCAGTGGTCAAGTCACCGTGTCCGCAATATGGGCAGGTGGCTATCAAGTACCGTGGACAGACATGGTGCACGGATGAGATGCAAGTCACGCATCTCAAAAATGGCCAAGTTAGTCTGCTGCTCACACCCTCAGGTAGCCCACCTGACGCCACCTTGTTCAAGCTGAACATTGCACGCAACAAGCCGCCACACCTTCAGGGTATAGCGGCTGCTGAACCAGAGCGCAAAGACCGCTCGGGCTTGCTGAATCGCTACGCTGAGATTGTGTACTTCTTGGCGTTGGTGCTGGGCGTGCTTAGTAGCTTCTACATGAGCTGGTACGAAGAGCGCAAGAAAAATCCCGAACTGAAATTTGACCACAACCAAGTTGTTGTGTCGTTCATTCTAGCCGTGTTGGTGTACGTCAGCGTCTACAGTACCATCGAGAAGGACAAGGGCATTGCCACAACCGGATTGTTGGCTTGCTTTCAGAACGGGTTTTTCTGGCAATCCATCATGAAAAACCGTATGGGCGGCGAGTCTAAAGAAGAAGGAAAGGCAGCGTGATGAAAAAGCACACTATCATGGTCAACGGACATCGCTACGTTAGTTCTGCGTATGATTCCCTCGGTGACGTAGTAATGGACATTTTTGTTTACCTCACAGAAGAGGAATTAGAAAAAGTCGCACGCAAATGGGCGGCTAGCATAGCAGACATTGAAATTGTGATGTTTGAATGGATGGACCAGCACCGCAGTGGGGCAAACGACCTGTTCGACATCCTCCGCGAAGTGCTTACTAGCAGACGCCGTAAAGAAATCTTGGAGCGCTCCAATATTTCTGAGTACAGCGCCGACCTACCGCAGCAATTTTTGCACAAACCGTAGGTAGTTATGGCTGATCCAGTTAGCATTGGCACGTTGTTGGCCGCTCTAGCCGCCGGTGGAAGTGCTGGCGTCGCCGCGCTGCGAAAACCAGAAGCGGCATTACCCCAAGCACCTCTTGAGCAAATCGCGCTCGTCAACGATACCGTCCTGCACTTCAAGAGCATTTTCCAAAGCCTGACCAACGAGGAAGTGGCGGCTACGGTGAAGGCTGTGGAGCGCATTGCGGAAATCGTAAACCGTGAGGACCCCGACAATCCTGGACAGAAATTGGTCTGGAAGTCAACGTCCATGCAGAAAATTCTGCGGCAAATGGCGGAAAACGACGAGCAGCAAACGCGCATCTTGAAGTCGCTTGCTGATTCCGTATCCGCCATTAATGAACGCCTACAATACCTAGAGATTTTCGTCAAAATGCAGCAGGGCAAGTAGAATGGCGAAAGCACCTCCTGGACCGCTGAGTGAAACCGCAGCCCAGCCCGTTGGCATGATGGAAATGATCGACTCGGAAATTGCAGAACGGCGTGCCATCAAATATGCCGAATGCAACAACGATGAGATGCTGCACGCTGTCAACGGTCGCGGACGTCTGCTGAACGCGTTACTTCAGCAGACCACCAATTTGAGAAAAATCACGACTGCCAGCATGCCGAAAATATCAGCGGACATGGCAGTGCGCTTAAAGAGTGCCTTCGAGGCCGCAGACGCGAAGAAGGCGGAAGACGTCACACTGGACACGTTGGAAGCTAGCGTGACGCACATTCATGAAACGGTAACTCAAACATCATCCGACGACGATTTTCAAGAGCAGCTGTCCGCCCTGAAGCGTGATGCTGCATTGGCAGAAGAAAGCGAATGAAACGCATTGCTCGCATACGCCATTGTCGCGACGAAGACCTAGACCCGCATCATGAGCTGCCGGTGGAAGATCAGCGGTGGTGTCTCTACAGTGATGATGGAAAGACATTGCGCGGGCGGCATAAAAATCGCCGTGATGCTAAAGACCAGGATCGCAACCTGCGAGGAAGATGGGGCATGAAAAAGACCAGCGTTACCGATCCACGCAAAGCCATTGCTGACAATGTAAAAGCCATTTCAGCTGATATTTTCAAGAGCACAAAGCGCATCGATGCCGACATCGGAGGCATGGTCACACTGGTGAAGCAATTTCCCAAGGCCATTACCGATGCGGAAAAGAAGCAGCTGGTAGAGGCACACAATGTCCTTCAGGATGCCATGGACAAGCTGGAACAGAGTGCGCAGCAGCATGAAGAAATATCCGTTACGTTAAGCAATACTCCAGCTCCAGCTGTGCAGGATGATGGTAATGGTACTGTGGAACAGAAGGCTGCCAGCTGGAAGCGTCGTCCAGTGCGCCGACCTGCACCTGAAATGATCCGCGTCAACGGCGCAATCTACCGTCGTCTGCGCTAGGAGTACGATATGCACCCTCGAACAATCAAGCACCAGGGCAAGGTTTACGTTCTCGATCGCAAGGCAACGGCGAAGCTTCGTCGCAAAGCCGCTACATCGGAGGAAGTTCTTGATGAGCTTCTAGCTGAAGTACGCGATGCCAGCGATAAACTTCACGGACGCAAGGACAAGGACAGCCTTGTGGATGGCATCGAGTTCCTGAAAAACGCAGTGGATAATACCACTAGCAGTATTCAGGAGATTATTGACGAGGCTGAGCGATATATCTCTGACCTAGAAGACGCGTCGGATGCTCTGGACAATCTGTTGTTCGATCTTAGTTCCGACGACGTGTTCGACTTCAATGACCCTGACGACGTAATTGACGTGCAGGATCAAGCTTACGATGCGGTAGAGAAGTTTGGGTAGGTTGACATGCTATTCAACCTGTCTGATATTGGCGTTCCGGAAGCTGAGCAGCTCAGCTGGCTCACCGATATCTTTGCGTCATATCGAGAGCTGACCTACCAGTCGTCGATTCCAAGTGCGTTTGACATGCTGTACGAAAATGCGCTGGACAAGAATTTTGACCGGCGTGTTGATGTTCCAGCTTCAGACCTACACACGTTGGAGGCCGCGATACGAGATGCGCTTTCCAACCGTGAACTTAGTCTGGATGAAGCATGGGATGTGGTGCAGACCGCTGAAAATTCCGATTATCCCGTGTACGATCCGCAAACGCTACGCGATGCTGAAGAGCTGTTGCAGGCAGGTGACGACCCCTCCTATTTTGGAGAATTTCAAGGCCCCCTAGACAAGCTCACCAAGCTTCTACGGCAGCACAGCGGATCCACCATCCGCACCGCGGTTATCAAGAAGTGTCGGAAGCAAGACATGGATGACCGTCCTGCCAGTGAGCAAAAATGGTGCCTCTATACCCATGACGGCAAAAAGCTACTTGGACGGCATCCAACAGAAGAAGCCGCTAAAAAGCAAGAGCGCGCCATTCACGTGCACAAAGGGTTTTTGAACGAAGGAGAAAAAATGCGGACAAAACATGCCGGCTACGATACCGATGAGTCGGTCGCCGACGAGCTGAAGCTGTACATGGATAACGAATCGGACCTGTATGACAACAAGTTGCGTTCCATCTATCCTGGTCTGGTGCGCAAGCTCGCCGCAGGACGTTACAACTCGGAGATGGCTGTGGCTGCCTTTGCCTATTTGGTAGAGCGCGGAGCTAAGAAGTACGCGCGCGAGTTCGGCACTTCTGAGCGTGAGTGGAGCCAAATGTTCCCCAAGAACATTCGCCAGATGGTAGCTACTGAGTACCGCGACGAATTTGAATCAGAGGTCCGGAATCACGAGTACGATTTCGAGCAGTGGGTGCCGAAAAAGTACCAAGGTGTTGACTTGGCCGACATGTTGAAAAAGCGGTCTGATCTTACAAAAGGTGCAACAATGCGAGAGCGAACGGCAAAGAAGTGGAAGTCTCTTCCTCGTGGGTGGAACAAGGAATCCATGAAGGATTATTGGGACAGCGTTGGTGGTAGCGTGAGCAAGTGTGTCAAGGGGCTGGAAGGTACCGACATCGATGACCCAGGTGCTTTTTGCGCCAGTCTCAAGGACCGCCTAGAAGGTTCAGGCTGGCGGCACGAGAAGCGCTCCAGTGCCGCACCGAAGTACATTAAGGTGGCTGGTCGCATCTACGTAGCGGAAGGCGGTCCCATTGATGCATCCGACCACTTCGATCAGCGCAAAATGGACGAAGAAGTCGTACAGTGGGCCTGTGACGACGACGTGCTGGATTACGACGGCAACATGGCGCTCAATCTGTCGACCGAGCTGAGTAGCTACGGCTATTCCGGTCGCGACGTGTACAACTTGTTGGAAGGCGTTGGTCATGATCTTCCGGAATTCGGCAGTGACGAATGGGAAGATATGGCTAACGACTTCCTCGGTTACCCGGAGCAGTACCTCTCGGCGGATAAGCTCACCCAGAATTCCGCACTTCCATCTGGTAGCTATGCTTTCGGATGGGACCACA